GACATATGAGGTGCATAAGATGCAGAGGTATTAAATACAGTATGTGGAGAGACCATTGTGGAAGTATTAGCCTCTGGTTTACTGTACTCAGAAAGGAAGCCAAACGTATGTGGTCCGATAGTTTCCTTATTCTGCAAGTCTGTTCCCCACCCAGGATTTACATAATTAGCATGATAACTAGTAAAGCCGAGGTTATTTTCAGGATTGGAAATGTAGTCACTGACAAGAGTATCATAAGTACTCTTATTAGCTTTGTAATTGTTAGCAGCAGTACTAGCTGCAGTGTCGTTGTTCCAAGTGGAATATTGATTGGGAGCTGTAATAGCTTCTTCAATACCACCGTACTTAGGGGCTCTATTCTCCATAGTGGACATAATGCCCATAGCTTCTCTACGACCAGCCTCTGTGGTTAGGTCTGTCTTACCGGGATCAATCTCACCAGCAAGTGTCATACCCATGAGTTCTTTCTGTTCGTCGGTAACATCTTTGAAACGGTTAGGATCAACAGTAAATTTCGAGGAACTAGAAGGGGTACTCATTATAGCAGAGAAAGGACTATTAGCTTCGGCCTTCTCAGGGTTCTCAGCAATCATAGTACTAGTAGGTCTAGAAGAGGGCGTAGGAGGGTTCTGAACGTCATAGTATCGTTCAGGCATAACACCTGTCTGCCGTGCCTCATCGAGTGTCCCTGCCCATGCTTTGCCAGTAGAAGCCCATTCTGCACCACCGGGGTACTGATTGAGATCCATAGTATCAATGTGCATAGTTTGATTGCCCATGTACTCAGGACCCATACCAAAGTTAGCTCCATATCGAGCAGCCATACCTTGGGCAACATCTTGGATAGCTTGCTTGTCTTGAGGAGTATCCAAAGAAAGAGGTCTTCCTTGTGGGTCAGTAATCTTCAAGTCAGCAGCAAAACCACCGGGATGTCTATGGGCAGTTCCTACAGGTGTTGCACCTTCAGGTTCCTGACCAGATGTAACTGTGACACCGTAGCCCGGACCGAGAAGGTCTGTAACAACGTCAGCAACCTTATTACCGATACCAGAAGAAGGAACTTGAGAGCGTCCTTTACCTTCTAGGTCGTAATCTAGGGCTGCCATATTTCGTGTAGGTAGATCAGGATCATCGATATGCCTGAAACCATCAGGGGTTTTAGCTAGACCGAGACCTGCGTGAAAGTGACTATCGTCATCATCCATTTTATTGGACTTCTGAACAGTCTTTTGTGTATCTGCACCATTAAGCATACTCCTCATCCTAGCTTCTGTAGGGGTAAGAGTAGTTTTGTTGTCAGCAGTTTGTGCTTCGAAACCTACAGGATAGCTTTTGTCTGCAATCGGCATGTTACCGATGAAACCATCTTTAGGACTCTTTAGAGCATCCTTAACAGGACTAGGGTGTTGGTCAGCAGGAAGGCCGAGCATCCTCTGTGCAGTACGAATAGCTTGGTTATTACCCATATTGATAGCGCCGTTAAGAGCCATACTAGCCATTTTAGCACCGGGAACAGGAGCTAGGCCCAAAAAGCCTAGTCCCCGAGGTTTATTGATATAACCATAGTTTTCATTTGCAGTAGGTTCTACATATTCCTGCTCGAAGTCATTGACGTCACCGCCCCTAGAGCCTGCCAGCCTTCGCAAGAGTTCGAGGAGTTGATCCTCTTGTTCAGTTCTGTCTTCTTCTCTATTAAAAGCCATATCAGTCCCTCGGGTTGTTGACTTCATCTCTCAAGGTTTTAATCCTATTGAGTTCTTCGATAGCACCTCGGATAGCTTTTACATCCTCCCAAGTTGGGCAATACAAAAGTCTATCTTTTAATTCTTCAATGCGGTACTCTGCATATTTATTAAGATCATCATAGATAGTCTTAGTGTTAACTAGATGAGTGAACTTTTCTGAGTCTTTCTTCTTCATCCAGAGAATCCTTCTGCACCAGGTTCAGGAGCATTACCCGGACCTATGTTACCATTACCGTTGCCAGTTGGATCACTAGGGCTAGGAACACCACCTTGTGGACCCTGTGCATTTGGATCACCACCCGGAGGCTGACCAGCTAGTTCTGCCATCTGTTTCATCAGAGTAGCCTGAACTGCAGCAGCTCTAGGATCGTTAATCACCTTGTCTTCATCCAGATCGAGAGAAGCAGCATATTCACGAAGAATGTAATCCCACTTAATGAACGGAGCCATAGAAGGATTAGGTGCTGCAAACTGTGCAAGCTGGAGTAGTCGCTGAGATCTGATTTCATTCCTCATCAAGGACTCAGTACCCTTGGCAACAACCTCAAGACTACCTACGTAATCCTCAGAGAAGTTGAACTGCATGTTGAATGCAAATAGGGCCTTACCAAGAGGTGACAAAAGATAGTCATCAATGTTACGAACAACTGCCTTAATATTCTGTGCAGCTGCACCCATAAGCATAGACATACCAGCAGCAGTACGAGAAGTACCAGAGATACCAGTCTGACCATGAGCATAGGATGGCATACCAGTTGCTTCGTCAGAAAGCTGTCTAGCCTTATCGAAAGCTAGGAGAGCATCCTGAGTATGGTTGTCGATCTTGACTGAATTGATAGCCTGACCCGGAGGACCACCGGCACGACGGAAGATTTTACCAGGGAATAGTTCCATCGATTGACCGGGGACGAGGTAATCTTCGTTAATTTCGAGGATCACGTTCGAAGAGAGTGCAGCATTATCAACAGCTAGCCTCATAAAACCATTCATGAGCAACTGAGTGTCCAACATGTTTTCTGCAACACCTACACCAAAGAAGGAATAGGGAGAGATTTCATAAGGAACTACATGATAAGGAATTCTTGCCGGAGTAAACGGATTGTAGACCAGTCGGAGTACGTGACCACCAGAAATCCAAGCATTAATCTGGATCTGATCATGTCCTTTGAACTCTTTGGGGACTTTAATGTTGTTTTCTTTGGCAATTTCAGCGTCCATTACACCCCAATATTCGATGACTTCCCATCGATTATCAACCTGCATTTGGTTCTGAGTTTGCTGAATTAGAGCCGTTTCCCAATACTTTTGGGAGTAATTAGGCCCTTCAGAGATGAGTTTTTCAATGTTTTTACCCCTAAAATAGGGTCTTTTCTTCAATGCACGGAGCTGAGTCTTAGAAAGCCTATGTCGTTGCATAAACTTCTCTGCTTCAAGCATATTTCTTGCGTCACAGTCAGGATAAGCATCCCAAATAGAGACAAATTCCATTGCAGGGATCGTTTTGATCTCGGGAGAGTACTCACCAGTCTTTTCCCAATGAGGATATTCCTTATCAATAGCGAAAGGACCCTTATAAATACCAGTTCCGAACAGAGCTAGCTCGAAAATGGTGGAATTTAGTGACTTAGAAGCTTCTGCTTCATCCAACTGATCCAAAATCTTCTTTTCCATGAGCTTAGCTGCATCATTTGCAGGCTCAAAGGTAACATCAGAAGGAAGTTGACCCGGACCGGACTGTATTTTGTCAGCAATTGGGTCCAAAAGCTTCTGCTTAGGCCCAAAGAGCTTAGCAATGTGAGGAGCCATCTGCGGATTTGACTTATTCTGTGTGCTGGACTGGATCTGAGACTGACCAGTAGGGTCAAAATGTATCTGATCTTCCATTCCAATGGGTAGATTCTGTGGTTGGATACCAATTGGGAAGCGATTACCAGCAAATAGTACGTCTGTAATCTGAGCTACAGCAGCCATAACCTTAGTTTTGGTAATTTTGATGAAGGCTTTACTCTTCTCGTTACCAGAAAACTGAGTGGTGGGGCCATAAAGACCCCTATAGTTTCTGAAACACTCAAGCCATCGCTGTTCGTCGATATATCTTTTACTTTCAGACCTATGGAAATCCGACATAATGGTTTCCACAAGACGAGAGTACTTACGATTATCTTCAGTAGGATCATTGGCTTCAGGAATAGCTACCGCTGAGCCCGGATCAGTAGAGGTTTCTACTGTCAGATCATTGTTTAGTGGCATGTCATCCAAAAATGAAGCCATTGATTACTCCTTTAATTACGACACTGCAAATACCGGCGACGTTGCGACAGGAAGTCCTAGTTCTGCATTGTTGTCGATAAGTTGGTTAATTACGTTAGCTCCAAGAGCAGAACCAGAACTGAAGTTAGGCTCGTAAGTTACAGACGTTCCGGCTGGTACTGGTGCTGACAAAGTTACACGCATCGTTGTGGCACTAACTTTTGATGTAGAACTAATCGTCAGATCACCGCCAGACGTAAAAGCTCTAAACCCGCCGTATTGTCCCGATGGAGTAGAAATATCAGTACCTGCGCATCCATAAGGATAACCAATCGTAAGATCGATAGTAGTGCTGCCTGATACAGCTGCCGAAACAACTTCAGGACCGCGCCAATTATCGTTGGCAATCACATCTGCACCATAAACACACCGCAATGCATTAGCCGAAGCCTTTGCGTTTTGCCAAGACAAGCGCTGGTATCCATCTTCAGGACCACCGGTCGTATTGTCATACTGAACAAGAGAACCAAAGTGAGCGTCATATGTGACTGTATCACGGGCAAGGAAGCCAGTGTCCGGAGCGAGAAATACGTTGCGTTGCAAGGCGAGGTACGATGACTGGTATCTGCGCATGGTGTTAACACGATACACATAACCGGAACCGCCGCCATAACGAGCAAGAGGTTGGATTAGGATAGGTGCATTAGGTTGGCCTAGGTATGTCCTGATATAATCTAGATACAGATAACTTTGCTGAGCCCATTGTAACATACGGGCATCGTCCATATTCGTAGATTTGCTATCTTCTTCACCCTGAGCATGAATGAGCAGAAGTTGCTTGTATTTGATACCCTGCATAATACTATCAAAGTATGGTAGAATACCACCAGCCCATGTAGCACTAATCGTTGCACCCGATCCCGTCCCACCCGTAACTGTAAATGGGGAAGTCGGAACAGAACTGTAACTACCGGGATTGACCAATGTCACCTGATTGATTACGCCACCGGTAACACCGGTAACTTGCAGGGTTGTGACTGTTCCTCCACTGGTCAATGTTCCACCAACAACAGTCAGTATATCATTCAGCGTATAGCCAGTACCACCAACGGTAACAGATGGTGTAGCAAGAGACTGTCCGATAGCCAAGGTACCGGGACCATTTGTGTCTTCATCCCACCAGTATAGAAGCCTTGGTGCATCTCCCGGCATGCCACGTTTCATCATGGCAGTTCCGCCTACTGCTGTACGACTAGCCATCCCATAAGAGATTCGGTCGGTCGTGATACCAGTGTAGGATGAGATCTTTGGAAGCCAACGACGAGTAGCACTATCGGTACCGGCAGTGTTATCACCAGAAGAGGTTGCCAACTGGTTGTTAGCATTAGACTGTCCGACGAAGGGAACAAAATAGCGAGGTGCGTAAGTTGTATTCGAAGTGGAGTGACGAGACTGTTGATCGATAGCTACACGTTGTGCCTCTGTATCTGACATTGGCGTGGTAGTATACTGATAGATAATTACCTCTTTGATCGCACCATTGGCTGATGCACCTTGAAGTCCTGTAGCTCCAATAACGAGACGCTGCGAATTGGCTGCAGTAATACCGTGTTCGCGATTGGAGAAGTGCTTACGTGTATCACCACCACCAGAGACCGTTGCACCCGATTGATTAAACCAGAGATTGGTGAAAGGGGTACCAACAGCTGGAGCAGCTTCATCCATAGAAAGCCATTCCGGACGACCATAAGCTGAGGCAGATCGACCGAGACTATCCCTTGTAGGATCGAAGGTGAATACCTGCGCATTCGTGCTGGTCGCGGCAACAGGTGTTGCTCCCATAAGGATACCGGTTGACAGTGTGCCATAACCAAGCATACAAGAATGAGCAGAAGTAGTCGGAGTTCCCGGACGGGGCGAATACTGGTTGCCATAGCCATATCGAGCAGCGACGACAAAGACAGAAAGATTAGCAGTACCACCGACATTCAGGAATGTGCTGGCCGTTGTCAGGTTAAGAGTAGCGGCAGTGTAATCGATTGACGGTACGGTGTTGTAGACATTCCCGGCATCGCCGGTGAGCGCCCATACAAAGGTAGCGCCAGAACCAGTACCACCGGTTACACCTGTAGCGTTACCGGTAGGAGACGGAGAGTGCTTATATTTGCCTGCCCTCGTAACGGTAATGCCGGTGATAGCCCCAGAAGAGACAGTAGCAACCGTGACCTGTGCCGTCAGGCCTCCGCTGTCTGCGATGATACCGCCAGTCGGGGTGAGAACATCGCCAACTGTATAGCCGGTGCCGGCAGCGGTAATGGACGGGGTGTTTACGAGCGTTGCAAAATTGCCGGGGAAGAATAGTGGTGGTCTAGACGAAGAGGTAGTGTCTCTTGTGTTGCCAGATTGATCATACCAAGTAGCCACAGTAAAGCTGATGCCGTCCCCGAAGCCTGACATTCCGGTCGTGTTCAGAGTTCCGTCGCCATTGAAGCCAATGGTTCGGAGAGTATTGGTGCTGTCTCGTACCTGAAAGCAGTTGCCAGCATATGCTGGATTGATTTTCGAGAACGCGTAAATAGCAACAGGGGCTTGAGCCGTAGACATTGGACCGAGAGCAGCAAGAGAGCCTACGGTAATTGTGAACGGAGTGTCTTTAGTCCCGAGCGTCGGATGGACTTCTCGGAGTGTAATAGAGAAGGAACCAGAACTAGAAGCGGTGAGACCGACAACTAGATTAGAGAAGGTAGCATCAGGAACAACACGACCACTGGCAGACCGGATCTCAATACGAGAACCAGATGTCTTAGCTCCAATAGCACCGATTACTGTACCAGCATCAGCCCCCTGAGTAAAACTCGAAGAAGAGAGCGTGAGAGTTTGTAGTCCAGCAGGAGGAATACTTCCACCAAGTATAGTAGCCAAAGTGGCTGCACTAGCACCCGGAGAAATAAGATCGGAGAGACGACGGCCGGCATTGTTAGAAGTGCCTGCCAAAATCTCTGTCATTGAGGTAGCAAGAGCAGTTGAACTGGCACCTGCATAAATTAGGTTAGAAAGAATTTTAGTTTCAGGTGTTTGAACACCACTAGCAGCATTTGATATAATTGCAGAAAGTTCAGTAGAATCGGCTCCCGGAGAAACCAAATCTGCAAGGGTGTCTAGTGGCTTATTACGAGTGGTTTCTCCGGCCATTTACTTCTTCTTTCCAAGTTTCTTTTTGCTAGGGATGGACTGCTTTACAGTCTTCATCTTAGCGACTGCAGTATTGCAATTCTTACTCATTATCTAGAGGATCCTCCATATTCATGAACATATTCATTAGAACAAATTTAGCTCGTTCGAGGTCCCAAAGAACCTTGGCAGGATCGCCTGAACTGGAAGCGAAATACATATTCTGTCGACCATGATAAGTACCAAGGACAACGATATCGTCAAACTCTCTGTCTTGCAGAGATGTCAGAACTTCAGAAACTTCAATAGAAGGACCGTACATAGCATCTTCGAGAAGGCTAAGATCAATATCTTCTGTACCAGGGAACTTGACGATGTTATCCATTATTTTTCTTCCTTATATACGTTAGGAACTTCCTTATGCTTGAAGAAAGGTACTTCGTCGTAGTTAGCACGAGAAGTCTTATCAAGCGTATCAGTAGCAGGATCTTTTGCGACCCGACCCTGACCTGTTGCCCGAGACTTGTTAGCCTTACCGGGATTCCTTACAATGTTAGCAACTCTATCAGCAGGGGTACCACCCTTTTGGTAGGCAATTGCTTCATCTGAAATGAGACGATCTCCTGCCATTGCTTTGTTTCTCTGCTGTTGGACAGCCTGATACTTAGCATTAGCACTCGGATCACGAATGTCTTCAATATTATCTGATTGTCTGCCTGTGCGTTTCAATATCCGAATACCTCGTCTGCGGGGTTGTAACGATAACTAGATTGTCTACCCCAATCCAAAGGAGATGAGGCACGAGGGCGAGACATGATCCCATAGCGAAGAGCGTCATAGCTGTGATCATTAGGGTATCTATCATCGATATCGTCTCCACCATCAGGGTCAGAAGGAATAGAAGGAAGGTCTGAAATAACTTGTCTGCAATTCTCAAAGAACTTGATACTTGGTTCCATATCTCCAAAGTTGCGTTCTTTGACCTTTAGAAGCTCATGGAGACGGTTCTTACCAGCTTCGCGACTACCGGGGCCACGATCTGATGGACGCCACGAGCAGCCCGCTGCGATCATTTCTTCAGCTACTGTAGGACCCATGATACCTCTCTGATGCCAGACAGAAGAGTCAAGAACACCATAAGAGATCTTCTCATTCTTCTCTAGCTCCAGAACTTTCTGGGCCATAGCAACACCAGTCATGTTCGAAGCATAAAGCTCACGATATACATAAAGTGTTTCGTATTGCGGATCGATGGCAAACCAAAGAACACAAGAAGGTGATGCATAACCATAGTCAGCTGCCCTAAAGCGTCTCCAAGAATGGGGAATCTCAAAAGGCTTAACGACATGTTGTTTGACAGAAAACTCAGGGAAGGCTGCACCTTCAACAATAGACCAGTCACCTTCAAGAAGCTTACGCCTTTGATCTTCTGGCAAAGAGAGGAGGTTCTTCTCATAGTGACCAGATTCATAGAGGTAAGGATTATCTTTCAGGAGAGCAGGAATAAACTTCCTCTTAGAGAGGGGCTTACCTGCTTTAGTAGGGTCGAATTGTTTAGTGATAGGATCTTTATAGTCATCGGGATACAAAAGAACTTCACCAGTATCAATGTCTGTAGCCCAGAACGCTTGACCTGCAGGAGCAGGATCAATGAACATCTTCTTAACCCAATGATGGCCGGGACCACCGGGGTTAGTCGTAGCTCTCATAGAGAGGTTCTTTTCCAATTCAGGATCAGAAGAACGAAGACGGGACTTAAGATAAAGATAAGCATGAGGAGTAGGATACTGTGTAAGTTCGTCTACACCGATCCAACAAAAACTCTGTCCCTGATAACGGAGAACGTCATCTTCTCTGTCTAGGTAAGTCATCCAGAATTTAGCTCCAGAAGGGAATACCCACATGGAGTCTTGTTCTTTCCACTTAGCACCAGGAAAAGCTTTAGGGTAGAGCTTCTGACTTTCCCACTTTAGTTCTCGAAGTTCATCGTTAGTACGACGCAACAACAAACCAACAAAGTTAGGATTATAGAAGTATCTCATAGGGTCGGCGAGCATAGCATATGACTTACCGCCTCCTGCACCACCCCCATAGAGCACTTCCTCCTCTGTCGAGGACAAGAAAGATGTCTGAGGACCGGGATTAGGTGTAAAGACCCAATTAATATCTACACCCTTTAGGACGGGCGGCTTGAGTTTTCGGTCAGGATTATTAGGGAGGTTATTGGGAGGTAATTTAGGGACGGGCGGGCCGTCGGGGAAATCTTCAGGCTTAAGCTGGTTCTTCTTAGCTTCGACATCTTGCTGAACCTTCCGTGCCCTTTTGGCAGCGAGAGTAGCTTGTCTCTTAGCTTCTGCAATCTTACGGGCATCCTTAGTAACTGGAGCCTTATTTCTTTTTGTCAGCTTATGCTTGGTGAATGGTTTGCGGTGGGAATTGTAGAGATTGGAAACAGTCTGATGGACCATACTCCGAAGAAGCTTCTGTTGGAGCCACTCACATACCTCACGAAGAGAGGATCCAGCTTCCAAGTAATCAAAGCCCTGTTCGATGTAAGCCACCTGATCCAAGTCAGGGATAATATGGAGGGGGTCTTCAGGATCTACCTTATAGCCTACACCAACCTTACCGTAGGGAATCTTTCTGTACCAATCCTTCCACCGTTCTAGGGGAAGTTGATTACTCATGATCGATAATCTTTATATCCTCTGGGGAATCCTTGGGGGGAAGGATAAACATGTTCCTAACTTCTGTTACCTGAACAGCTTCTTCTTTGAAGACACCAGCCCTATCAAGAATAGAGTTAGCAGCAGGGATGATATTCTTAACACCAATAGCATTGGGATCATGCAACACAGAAACAAGAGAATGAGCTGCCTTAGCAGATGAGGCAATAAGATATTCCTTTGCCATATCCTTTATCTGCTTAGAGAACTTCTTGATCATGACAGAAGAAGGAATGCCTTTCATACCAGACTTGTCCATAGCAGTACGGACGTCCCCACCGCACTCATCAAATAGAATGTCGAGGAAGTTCTGTTCTTGAAGGGTTAGACCATCTTCATTAACGGTATCTTGTTTAAGTAATTCTTTAAGTTCACTCAATGGATCTCTCCTTAAATATTATTTTCTCCTAACGTACTGTCCTGTACGTTTATCTCCTTTCGAATCACTCCTGAAGAACTTTACGTAAGAACTACTGTAAGTATTCAGAGCTCATGTTCAAGCTCTTTGAATCCAAGGTTTGAATCAGTGAGGAGAAGAATTAAAAATCAAAAATTAAGAAGAACTAAGTATCGAGCTGTAGCTCAGAATTTCTTTTTCTTTCTTTACTATAGTATTATTATACCATTTTTCTGAAAGTATGTCAAGCACTTTCTGCATTATTACTGAAAATAATTACTATTTTGTGTTAAATGGAAGTATATCCGTCCATACAGTACTTACAGAGATTGAAGAACTAGAGTATGAAATTAGTTATTGAAGAAACTATACATTGAAGGTTCTATAGGTTTAGACAAGCTAAGTTATTGAAATTATAGGGGGATTATGCATCACTAATAGTACCCACCCCAGTGGTCCTGCCCCTCCCCTCCTTCAAGTATCTCGGAATATAGAATGAGAGAGTCAAGGAAGAGATGATGCATACACCTCGGTATTACTTGAAGATATACTCTAACTAAGTATGTTTAATCTTGAAGATAGTATACTTGAAGTATTGATATATTGGTATGTTCCTGGAGGACGCCAGTTCTAATATATATCTATACTCATGAATACTGGAAGATAAATACATTCATAGTAAACAACTAGGACTGGTGAGTTAGCACACACTAATACAACTCTTACCTGGTTGACAGACACAGAAATGACACAATCTATCATAATCTTCTTTTGTTCCTGATTCGTTCAGATGTTCATGTTTTGTTCTCCTTTTGTTCTTTTCCCTACATTTTTCTTGTCTCTATATCTTGTGTTGTTGTGAGACTTGGTGTACGCGCGCGTGCGCTATTCCTTTCTGCGACTGGCGTCAGCCAATCTAAGCGATTAGCGCCCACGTACAGGACCGTACAGCGCGTTGATCTCAAGTCGTAAGGGATTGGGGCTTTCACCGGGAGAATGGCGCTCCTGAACGATCTGAGAGGCTTAGGGATTTATGTGCTACCTGGTTGCATCATTCGGCACAAACCTGGAGGAATATGGCTGTTTTTGTAATTATCTTTCGTGAAACCCCAAAACTATTTTCATTCATTACCCAACTTTGACTACTAATTTCGTTTAGTCGTGTTACATTGATCTCAACGAAACGGGATTGAACCGGTTCGGACTTTCGCCCTTAGCTGGCGATCTTGCTCCCTCTCTTGAGGTTTGAGCGTTATGGTCCGAATAAGTATCTTTCTCTATCGGCTATAGTTTCTTAGTCCAAAGTCCCCGTATTTACAACACGGGTATGAGTAGGCTGATACCGGAAACGTGATCATCAAGTTACCAGTAGGGTTTAGGAAAATATTCCTATCCTTATTGAGTGATAGGGGATAATTTGCTTTAAGCGGCAAAGTCCATAGTGGATAAGCTTGAAACCCTCATGGGGAGTATGGTGTAACGCTGGAAGGCTTTGAGAGTAGGAGCAACGGGCTATTCACGGCTCGACACCGGCCAAGTGCACCAACGAAAGACCGCATTAGCAGCGGGATGTGCCAAGGCGAAAGCGGCGGAAACCGTAACGTGTTTCTTGTTGTGTTAGCTGAAATGAAAGCTCTTTGATTGGCTTCAAGGGGTAAGTAATATGCAGTATGAGCATGACGACTAGGAAATACCGGAGCGGCTAACATCTTCTACGAAAAAGGTGTCGGAAAAATAAGTTGGTGAATGTCCCCTGATTGGATGAGTAGAAAATACTCATAAGACAAGCGTAACAATAACAATAGGTCTCATCGATATTGAAAGATGAGCAAAACCTTTGACTTTTAGTCTCGTTACTAAAGCAAGGGGGCGAATTTGATTCTCTCTAGTGGGCTTTTCCTCGTTGTTTTTGAGGATGGCTAGAGAAAGAACTAAGATTTTAAGTGCATCATGACAATAGTCGTGCGGTAAACCCGAAACTTCTTGCTACAGCGATGTAGAAGAATGATATGGTGCGAACGTGAGTTATGATGCTCTTACCGGACTAGTTCTAACATAGAAAGGGGCAATCTCTATGTATGACATGATAGCATGGGCTTCCTTGATTATCACTGTGCTGACTTCCGCATGGGTTATCATTGTGGCCGCAAGTGGATCTGATACCGAGTAGTTATTCCACTGTTACCTCTTTCTTTGTGTTAGGGGTAATAGGGCAATAACGCCCAATAGCGTAACCTCAAAACCCTTGCGTGGGCAGGGTAAATCAAAGGATAGACTATCATGGCTGACAAGAAAACCAACACGTCCCCGCTTGCTGTTATCGATGGCAAGATCGCTTCTATCAAGACACGTGGCGTCCAGCTCCGCAAAGATGCACATGAATGCCTTGTTTTGATCATCGATCATTACATCGCTCATGGTGACTTCACACGTCTGATGGACAACGGCGGCAATGACCTGATTACGGCTATCAAGTCGTCTTTGGGCAATTCGATCGCTCAAGCTGCCGTTCAGTGGGTGCACGAATTCGTTCCGTCGCTCAAGTGGAATGACACGCTGCGCAAGTTCGAGAACGTCAAGGGCGTTACCAAGGAAATCATTGACGTGGAAAACTACGTCTTGAAGTCCAATGGCGGCCCGGATGGTGTCGACCGCAAGTTCACCGGCAACGCTCGCGATCTGCCTTTCTTCGAGTTGGAACGCCAGACGAAGGTCGCGCCGTTCGACTTCATGAAAAGCTTGCAGCAGTTCATCGCCCGTGCTGAACGTGAGCGGGACGCCGCACTCAAGGCAAATCAGCCTGTACCGGTCAACCGGGCACAGCTTGACGCCCTCAAGGGCCTTGCCGACAATATCAAGAACTACAAGGAAGAACCGGCTGCCGATGCAGATGGTGAAACCAATGTAGAGCCCATTCCGGCCGCTGTAGCAGCTTAAACACTGCACAACCATACGGTGCCCCTTCCAGGATTTTGTTCTTGGAAGGGTTTTTCTCTTGTGTGTAACCTATGCGCCAAAACAGGGGCACTCGCATGAATAAACACGCAACTCTCTAGCGCCTATCCCGACTAGGGCTAAGAACCTAGAGGCGCTGATATAAATGGTCTTTTTGTGTAGAGATCAACGTGTAGTAGCTCAAAGAGGTTTTGCTGTTTGTACCTCTAACCAAAAACAAACAGGTTTTTATTTGCCCAACGATAGGAATTTATTCCTACTCCTATGGGATTATATGCCTACATGAATTGGCTATCCGGTAATGCGTAAAGACCCTCACGCCTTGGATATCAGATACTGGTTCATGTAGGTTTGTAATCTCACAAGTAGGGGCGTAGAGATGAGTAATTACCTTTTGATTGAGGCAGCGGCATTCTTCGTTGTTGCAGGTGCCTTTATGGCATGGTTTCAAGGTGTAGCTAATTCGGCAAAGGACGATTGATATGTGCCTCTCTATGGATATCATCAAGCTTTCTAAGGCAGACTTTGCCCGTGCTGCAAGCATCGTCAATTACATGATCATGCGTCATCTCGCAACGGACCATGTTCTTGTTGAAACCGATCGGTATTCCCGACGTGAGTTAACCCGATATGGGATATCCTTTTCGTATCCCAATCAAGACAGTAGGTGGCATTCGTGTTGACGATACAAATCACCATAGATGCTCGTACAATCGTTTCTTGTGCTAAGCGGTTGTATGGTAGCGGATACGAGCTAACGCGCTTCCAGTGGCTTGTGCGTGGCTTTACGCCTATGTTCATCCTTGTAGTAGCAGGGAAGTTGCTAGGTTAATAGATACGCCTCTATGCGTTCCAAGTCATCCCCACAGATGACAACCTTGGGTAATTAGGGTTGGTTCTTCCGCCCCTTTGAGCCGCCCGTCGCATAGGGGTTTATGTGTTAACCTATTGGTACATACGGCAATAGATGCTTCATGATGCTAGCGCTAGCGTGGTCAAGCTCTGCCATTAGGCACCCGGTTCAACTCCGGCTCTATTGCTTTGTGTGTCAATAACCAAGTGACAAGGGGCTTTGTCATGTCTTACTATGAAGAAGGATTCGAAGCATTCCAATCTGGTTTAGATAAATGTCCTTATCGGCCTAACACTGCCGGATGGATATGGTGGAATATCGGATGGCGTGCTGCCAATGCATTCCTTGTTGAATGCGTCGCGGTATAATAGGGGGCTTTACAATGTTCACAGCAATGATGGTTTGGATTGCAATCTCTTGCGGTTTTTTCGCGGGGGCATTCTTCACTGGTGGATTAAGGGATGCAGCACAACAGCCTGCACCTATTCGTCGTACAGATGAGTATATGACGATTACGCTTTCGCCTAATGAGTATGTGAGGTTGTGATGAAATCGCAGCACTACGATAACGGTCGTCTCTATGACACCGAAATCTTTTTGTTGTATCATGTTCGGCATGGGGTTAAAGAGTTTTCTTGCCCTAGCCGTTCCTTTGAAACCCTTCGTCCGTTGTGTAAATACTTCAATAGAGGTTTCAAGATAACTACCGTTGGACGGGTTAGCCCGTTCTTCATGAACGTCAAACTCATATAAGGGGTAATAAAATGCAGATGAAGCTTGTAGAACTCGCAGTCGTAATTCCTGGCCGTGTGGGTACTGGTCATCCAGGAAGGCAGGTTGCAACCGTATCTGAACGTGTACCGGAAGACTGGTCCGTTCCTCAGACTATCAGCCATGTTCGCAAGGAATGGGGTGACGACGCCGAAGGTGTCCTTTTCCTCAAGCCTGAATCCTTTCAGGAGTCCGTCGAAGAATGGCTCATCAAGAAGGCTGAAAAGGCCGATGCTACCATCACAAGCGTAGCGGCTGAATGATGGAAAAGTGGAAATATGATAGGTGCGACGATGGCACTTGGATGGTTTGCACTGACGGCGATGTGATCCTTACTATTGACAAGCATCAGGACGATGCAACTGCCAGTATGATTTGTGAGTGGATCGTGGAACATCACAATATCCAAGTCAAAGTTTGTGAGAGATTCCAAGAGTTGGGGTTTCTCAAGTAATACCGTAGTTCCTCCCCGAAGGGCTCTCTAGTTGTCTTAGGACTTCTAGGGGGCCTTTTTTGTGTCTAAGTGCAAGCATACCGAAAGCATTCTGGTATGGAGGAAAGCCGTCATGAATTAAGTTAGATCCGGAATTCAGGGTGTGAGCCCCTTAGTCGTCCGTTATCTTTGGGTGATAAAAATGGATGACAAACTCTCTTGTTCACACCTCCCTTTAACGTAATAACACTTGAGCCCCTGCCATTGGGTTATCGGCTAAAATATATCCCATAGCACAACCTTGTTCAAGTGACCTAATCTCACAGAAGGAAATGGAAATGAGCCGCAATAATTATGCTTCACTTGCTCGTGCCACACAGACGGACAAGGCTAAGGAAAATCAAGTCAAGAACAATGCAGGGGGCTATGTCTTCAAGCTCACCCCCATGAAACAGCTTGAGCGTTTCCTTATTCTTGGTTCTGATAGTAACACCTATTATCAGACTGCCCGTAAGCTCACCCGTGAGAATGCCCAAGTGGTCATTGCATGTTGGGCAGAGCATCCACAAGAGACGCTTGATCTTATTGTTGAGATCTCTGACAAGGGCCGTGCCCCTAAGAACGATCCTGCTATCTTTGCGATGGCATTGGGTACGATGGCAGAAGACGTCAAGACAAGACAGTTGGTATATGCCAATCTCTATAGGGTGTGCCGTACCTCTACTCATTTGTTTATGTTTGTTGATAACTGCATGAGCTTGGATAAGGGGTTTGGGCGGGGCCTCAAGAGGACCATTGCCAAGTTCTATGAGGAGAAGGACCTGAATGCTCTTGCTTTGCAGCTTGTCAAGTACAGGCAGCGCGAGGGATTCACCCATAATCGTCTCATTGATCTTTCTCACCCTAAGATGCGTGCTAACAGTAAGCACAACCTCATCCGTTGGGTTATCGGCAAGGACTTCGATCCTGATGGCCTTCCTGAATTGGTTGATGGATTTATCAAGATCCAAGAGACACCTACTCTCAAGGTTCTCAAGGGTTATCCCATGCTACCTTGGGAAGCTTTGCCTACTGAGATGCTGAATGATCCCAATGTGTGGAAGCATCTTCTGCCCAATATGGGTATCACTGCCTTACTACGAAACCTGGGGAAGATGTCTGCCCTTGGTATCCTCAAGCCTCTCAGTGAATGGGAGGAGTTTGTTGTCCAGAAGTTCAAGGACAAAGCAGTAATAAGGCAGTCCCGACTGCATCCATTCAATATCATGGTGGCTATGAAGACCTATTCTGCAGGTCATGGCTTCCGTGGTTCCAATACATGGCCGGTGAACAATCGGATTGTGAGTGCACTTGAGTATGCCTTCTATGCTGCATTCGATAACGTGGAACCCTCTGGTAAGCGTACACTCATTGGCCTTGATGTTTCTGGTTCTATGTCTTCAAAGATCTTGAACACGAATGTCTCATGCCGTGAGGCTGCCGGTGCGATGGCTATGGTCACATTCCAGAAGGAAGAACGGGCCTATTGTCATGGCTTCACGAACGTTTTCGTTGACCTTGGTATTACTCCCCGTGATACTCTTGAAGAGGTTCAGAGGAAGATTTACAGAAGCAACTTCAGTAGCACCAATTGTTCGCTACCAATGGACTATGCAATGAGAGAGGGGCTGAATGTTGATCAGTTCGTTGTCTACACTGACAATGAGACGTATGCTGGTCGTACTCACCCCTTCCAAGCATTGAAGGATTACAGAAAGAAATCTGGCATTGATGCCAAGTTGGTTGTGGTCGGCATGACTTCCACCGGCTTCTCAATTGCTGATCCTTCTGATCCAGGTATGCTTGATGTGGTTGGCTTTGACACGGCAGCACCTGCCCTAATCTCCAACTTCTAATATAGTGGATGAGCCCAAGGTTTTAGGTTATCACTTTTAATGATCCTCCCTATTACCGTCCCTTGTTCATCCTCCTGAAATACGAAGTGAGCCCAATATAACCGGTTATCTTTCCTGAAAATAGAGCAAACCCGGTTGTAACTCCTTGTTCACTTCGCAGCATTGGGTACGAGCCCAATGAAATTCGGTTATCTTTTTGGGAAAGCGTAATCTAGGTTCGAATCCTAGTCCCCCGCCCATTTATGTGGGGGATCGTCTAATGGTAGGACACGAAAACGTCGAGTTTCAAATCCTTGTTCGTACTACTGTAATTACTGATGAGCCCATGCTTATCGTTTATCCCCAGCGTGTTATAGGTTCGAGTCCTATCAAGCCAACATAGCGGTCTTGTAGCTCAATTGGTAGAGCATCCGGCAAAAACAACGATTAGCGATCCTAGTTCATCAGACCTATCATCCATCACAACCTCAAAGGGGTATGAAATGAAGAAGGCATTCCTTTCTCTCGCGCTTGTGTCTGTTGCTGTACTTGCAGCATGTACTGATGCTGATATCGCCTCAAGCAATCTGTCCCAAGCGGCAGATAACTTTCAGGTCAATCGTCGTATCGTTGCCATCAACGGTATCACTGACAACTACCTCCTTGAGGTTGAGGGTCTTTGCTCTCTCGGCAATCAGGACAAGGCACGAGAGGTGTCTATCACCTGCAAGACTGGTCCGGGTCTATTCAAGAAGTTCTTTGTCGGACTGTCTGACAATGTGACCTATGTGGTTGAACAACTCGAACCCATGCCGGTGAACACCTATCGCTATAAGGTGACATTCAAACCGTCTGTCATCATTCCTGATGTTGATGTGAAGCTGGGGTTCTGATCCATGAAGACCTACATTGAAATTGCTTTGGGTGTGATCCTCACAACAATTGTGACAGCACTGCTGGTACTCGTGACTGTGGTTCCTCTGCTCATATGGCAGGGTATCGTCTTCTTCATTATGTGGGGATGGTTCATTGTTCCCTTGGGACTTCCTGTCCTCACAGCAGGCCAATGCGTCGGCGTCTTGTTGTGCAAGGCTGTGGTGTTCCTGAACCAAGGATCAAACGAAGATATCGGCATATGGAGGAGGATTGTAAAAGGTCTTATATCTCCTCTTATCATCCTTTCTGTTGCTGCTATCTTCCACTTCTTCATCATCTGAGGGTGACATGAAACAAACAGCGACCATATATGGAAAGCCCCCAAAGGATCTTGGTTTTGTAGACTTGTCTCCCAAAGAGATGATGTTCTGGCTGTATCTGCCCGTCAAGATCCCCAATAGTAGCAAGTTGTCGGTTCCACCGAACTTGTTGCAGTTCCATCCGATCATATCGTTGTCGTGCATTAATGCTGTACGTAACTACGGTCATGACTACTTGGATGACAAGTATGTGTATATCTCCGCAAAGGTGATGCACATCTCTCCAGGTAATCCGGGTAATCGTCCGGGCTGGCATTCGGATGGCTTCTTGTCCGAAGATCTGAATTACATATGGGCTGATTGTAGTCCTACGTACTTCTGGGAACCGAGACACGCTATCTGCCTTCCGGAGGATCATATCGAGTCCATCAAGGTCATGGAGGATGTTTGCGAAAGCACTCCTGAATTCATCAAGACCTATCCGGATAAGCACCTGCTTAGGTTGGACCAAACAGTCCTTCATAGGGTAGGTGATGTCAGGAAACCGATGGTTCGTTCCTTCGTCAAGATTTCCATTTCGAAAGATAAGTATGATCTGGTGGGTAACTCCATCAATCATGATCTCAATCTGAATTGGAAATACTACGAGCGCTCCCAGATCAGAAATCATCCGCATAAAGCTGGCGGTGATACCTCTGGCATGATGCAATAACAGCTTTACAACATAAGGGTTGATGCGGAATGACAAAATACACAAACGAACAGGGTTTCTTTGTCCGTAAGGGTGAACAGATTGGTGGTGGTTTCTTCGTGTTCCGTCGTGGCACGATGGCCAATCGTATCAAACCCTCTGAGCGTCCCTTCGAGCATCCGAGTATGGAGAGCGCTATCGCTGAACGGGATCGTCTCAATGAGGCTAATCCCCATCTGAAATATGCAGTCTTTGCCGAGGTAAAGTAACAAGCGAACGGAGGAGAGTATGCCAAAGTGTCCATTTGATATTGCACTGATCATTGTAGTCTTTATAGGCGCGGTATTGGTTGCAAAGCAGTGCGGTAGGGCTGAGTTGGTGTACTCTCTTCCACCTGAACAAACACAAGGGGTGGTGAAATGAATTGGATGCTTATTGTAATGCTTTATTATGGCAGTCAATCGAATACTATTCAGGTTGGTCCATACGCCAATAGCGCTGACTGCGAGAAGGCAGCTACTTTCTTCAATGAGAGGGTTGTGCTTCATGAATGTATCCCCATGCCTTACAATAGAGTATATAACGGATTTGATAGCACGAAGAAACTCCCAGAGGAATTTGACTAATGATTAATAAAGGCAAACCAGAATGCCTGCCAGGTATGACTGTGATCTGTATCAAGCGAGAGGGTATTAAGAATTACACTGGCTTCAAGGCCATATCCTATCGTGAGACCTTGACAGTCCGTTCTGTCTTTTGGGGCGCTATCAATGGTACTCCTATGAAGTGTTTGAGGTTTGAGGGTATTGATTGTCCAGCAGGACCGAATGGTTTTGAATTGGGATACAATATGGCTCACTTTATTCCTTATGTGGATAAACCATTGCCTACCTCAATCACGAGACTACTTAATCGTTATGCTCCGATCCTTCCAATGGGTGGACACCTAGATGTCAAAGCCTCGAAGAGTGCATGAAATATTCAGGAAGACTATTCGTAACCCGAAACCTTCACCTCGATCCGAGCAGGATCGTACACAATGGGAATTGAAGAATGCTTTTCGTCTGTAAGATGAATAATGGAGGGAACCGACATGCGTTTAGGCTCTAAGTATAAAACTTCTCAAGGTAGAATTTTCGAATGCGTGTTTAGGTCTCCTGAAGATGTGAATACCAAGGTAGCTATCTTGCGCTGGACGGATACATACGGAAAGGTCTATGACCACTGTGCCTATCAGATGGAATGGAAGTATTTCGAAGAGTATGTAGAACCCCGTCGTGAGTTCTTCAATGCGTACAAATTCGACAAGGGAGAAACCTACTACAACGGACCCTTCATGGATAGGCACCAAGCTGATATTGACGATCGGAGCCATCAAGGTGTCCGATATGGTATCCTTGAGTTAATTCACCACTCGGATACCAAGGTCGAGAGCATTTTCCACTTGACAAAGAAAGAATGACTATGGATTACGTCGTTACATATCTCTTTGTAGGGTTTTTTGTTGCCTTGATTGGCTCTACTGTGCTTTTCATTCAGGGAAAAGATACTTCTTTGTCAGGATTTCTTCTTGACATTCTTCTTTGGCCTGTAGTCATCGGCTATTGGTGCTATTATGGGTGGCAGGATGATTGAGAAACTAATCTTGATCAGTGCCCTTGGTTTTCTAGGTTGGTATATTCTTTTTTGGAGTTAATAAGATAATGTTTGTCGCAGTTTATGGTACGCTTAAGCAGGGTTATGGTAACAATCGTCTCCTTGCTAATTCTACATTCGTTGGTGAGGGTACAGTAAGGGGCTATAAGCTCTATCATGCTGGTTTCCCTGTCGCTTGTCCCGATGAGAATAGCACTATCTCTGTTGAACTGTGGGATATCGGTGACAGTAAGTCTACCTTGCAGTCTCTTGACTGGCTCGAAGGGTACGATGCAAACGAAAAAGACCCCGATCATAACAATATGTACAACCGCACTCCTGTCAAGGTGTTTACTGACAGTGGAAGTGTAGAAGCAAATATGTATGTCGGGGCCTCTGGATTTTGGAAAGATTTCGTCGGTATGAAGGAGTGTTCCATTGTACACGGAAGCTATAAATGGTCTAGGTGATGTTAAGGTAGGGGATACTATCTTTGTTCAAGACAGAGTTGACCCCCTAAAGATAAAGAGTTGGCAGTATCGGTATCTAGTTACTGAGGTAACCCCTAGTGGTATCGGTGTCTTATATAACTCCCTAGACGATCCCATTACAGCAGCTGGAACTATCGACAAAACAACCTTTGCTGTCCTACGTTGGGGTAGGGTAGTCGATGAACGTCCATATGATCCCTCACAGGAGCCTGATGCAGATGACGATGTTTAACAGAAAATTATATCTGAAAAGCATAGAAGCTACCAATAATGCAGATGCTGTAGCTCAGAGTTCCATTGAGGGTCGTGCTCATCAGTGGAATAACTATCGTAGACTTATCCGTAATGGATACAGGAGTATTCATAGAGAGGTTATGGAAACTAAGTACAACCCGTTGAAGGATGGAAAGAATGAATAACCTATCTCTTATGCTTTACTTCGCAGATGTCGCAGAGAAGATTGCCAGTGCATTTACTTTGATGACGTTGATATTCTTGTTTGCATCAATTGTGGGAACTATTATAGTCGTATCCACAAGAATAGAGTACTACGGAAAGCCCGCTCCAATGTGGATGGTTATTGTTCCGATTTTATTCCTATTCCTCTCCACACCCGGAGCGGTCCTCATTCCCTCTAAGAATACGATCTATTTGATCGCAGGATCGGAGATTGGTGAACAGGTGGTGAAGTCTCCCGAGGCACAGCAGATGTTCTCGGACATTCGGGAAGTCATCCAGCAGCAAATCAAAGAACTCAAGAAGGAATGATCGGTATGGTTAAATACCGTATTCGTCCCTATTGGGGTATGTACGACTACAAGTTGGAACGAAAGTGTTTGTTCTTCTGGCGTACAGTCGGTAAGAGCGATTGCTACTATGAACTCAAAGACCGTGTAGAAACCGTTGGTGGTTTCTTGGTGGAGGAATAACGATGGATAAGTACCGTATTGTACCCCATAAGATGGGACGCTGGGAAGTTCAGAAAGAATACAAGAGGTATGAAGGCCGATGGATGAGGTACGGTTTTCTGTATCTCAAGAAAAGATGGGTCGAGGATACTGAACCTTCTTACATTGGCTGGTCCACCATGTATGTAAATGATACTTGGGCTGTCTTTGACACCAAGAACGAAGCCTATGAGTGTATCAACAAGCTGAGGAGAGATGTGGCTCATATGGAGACACCTCCAGAGGAGTATCCCCGTGGGTAAGTATCGTATTGTTACTACTTTCAGAAGGTCTCTTCATGGATCTCGTACTCAGTTCTATCTCTACTATATTGTAGAGTTCAAGAAGTCTTGGTTCTCCGGGTGGACGGTTCTGAATACTACGATGGCATCTGATGGCTTCGAGTCCTCCAAGAAGTTCATTGAGGAACACAAGAAGCTCAACCAACGTACCGTCGTCTACGAGGACCCTCAACCGAAAACAGTCCTCTCGAATGATGACTTATTGTACGGATCACAGAGGGAACAACGATGATCTTAATTGCGTGGTTGTTAATCGGGTACTTCTCCGGGCTTTTCCTCTTGGCCTTGTATCTCTATGACACAGGAAATAGGGCAGAGCTAGGTGAGGTAATCATTGGCTGTTCTTTTGGTGCTCTAGGTGGACCTGTTACACTGGTATTTGCTGTTGTAATAGTCCTTCCACAAGTCATCGTGAGAAACTGGAACAGGAAATTATAATGGGACAGTTCGAAAAGAAAATCTTCACCAATCTCTATTGGAACACAAACAAGAAAGACTTGGTGATCATTGGTCAATATGGGACTGAGGCAAGGGCTATAGAGAAGATTAAGGATCCTGTCGCAGAGCCTACATTCATCTATCAGGACACCATTGGGGCCACCGTACTCTTTGAATACAACAAAGAGATTGTGACAACACAGAAAAAGGAAGAGGAAAATGTTCCGGAAAGTTAAAGACTTCTTTACAGATTGCTTCAATAGTGTCAGTCCACAAGATGTACAACTCGGTGTAGTAGTTTGTATTCTAGGAGCTATGTTACTCTTCGCAGTGTTCCTATTGGGCGGTATCATCTATCAGAGCCCCATGGTGGCACTAGCTATCTTTGGTATAGTGCTTGCTGTCGTCGTCTTCGTGGCTTTGGTGTGGTTCTTTATGGGACTATACGTCAAGCTGACCCGTCCTCCTGTACAGCATTACGAAGATGTTTGGAACCTTCCTCCGGATTAATTTATTGATCTACTGGACTGACCTTTCGAATACCTTAAGGACTTCTCTAATGGTTTCTCTATTGGGAAGTCCTTTAAAAGGTTTTATTTTAACTTCTTATTACTTAACTTCTGAACTTAGTATCTAATTGAGTTTCGATGTATGAGTTTAATTATATCATATATTTTTCCATTTGTAAACCCCTAGGGGGTATTTTTCTTTGTCACATCTCAAGATGGAAGTTCGAAAGGAGGGATCATGACAGAAAGAACACTAGAAATTATTAAATCTTGGGAAGATGTTCTACCGGGAGACCTTCTTATTTGGTCTGATAGTGATCTTGTGGTGGAATTCTCCAGTGTCGCTCAATACGGTTTCAGCGGTACAGTTCGAGGTGCTAATGACCTTGACTATGAAGACGGTATGAATAGTGATACTTGGACCATGGAGACTTATAATCCTAATAAGCTGTACGATACCAATCTTGGATGGCGTAAGATCGTTACTGGTCCTCCTGAACGTCCATATGATCCAAGCCAGGAACCTGACGATGAGGATGATGTATGAATACCGAATATAGTATTCGTAGTGTAACTGTGACTCTCTTTAACCATGAGCATGGTTCTTGTGTAGGAACTCATCTCCCAGGTACTGGTGAGGTAGTCCACTTGGCCAACTCCTATATCACTCATCAACAAAGAGGTAAGGGATTGGGGTCTCAGTACCATCAGGAACGTCTCAACCATTTGATCGATGACGAGAAGGTGACACTTGTTACTTGTATCATCCGAATGGATAACGAGCCACAGGTGAAGATCCTCAAGAAAAATGGATGGAAGTTCCTCCATGAATTCAACAGTATGTACAATGAACCTCTTTGTCTCTGTGTTAGAGATGTGAGGGTAGTGGAGTACGATCCTAACCAACAGCCTGATGGGGATGAAGACGTATGAAAGTCTGGGTGCTTGAAGAAGTTAACGAAGGCTACTGGACTAATTACAAGATCTTCCGAGAAGATCATCCCCCATCATCACTGCGTATCATGGAAGTGATCCAACAATGGGGTTATTCTCTAAAATATGCTGGTGGAGTGGCCGATCACCTAGAACAACAAAATAAGTGGGATGATACATTTGAGGGTGTTCATATCTCACTTAAGTTGGTGGAGATAGAATGAGCATCCATTATTATGACTATGTGGACCCTGATAGGGTATTGCAGAACACAGCAGAGTTTCTTGCCAGACCTCCACAAAAGAGATCGTTGAAAGTTACCTCCAACAATGGGGGTTTTCCATTTAAAGTAGTAAGAGAGAAATAATATGTCAGTTATTACTGCCAATGTCGTGCCCACTACCTGTACTGCTGTCCTCCTTACTGGATGGGCCGAGGTTGAATTTGAGTTTGGTAAGGGTACAGGAAATAACCGTAAGACTAACGTCAAGAAGGAACTCAAGTTCGTCAAGGATCTCATCGAAGGTAGTTTCTATCGGTCTCACAAGATGATCCATGCCTTCATTACCAATGAGGAGATCGAGAACTATCGCACTGATAAGCTTCTCACTAAGCTTGGTTTCGAGTTGGTCTTCGAGGGTCCTTGGACAGGTAAAACCTTCCCACAAGGTAATGCATCTGACAGGCTCTACTCTAATAGGGATGAACAGAGGCACGAAGAGACAGGTAGCCTCTTCCTTTGGGCATGTACCCCTGAGAAGTATCAGGAATCTCTTGAAAACTTCAAGAAGGAACTCGAAGCAGAACTTCTTCAGATTGATCCTCCCAAGAAACCTGATCCTGCTCGTCTCGCCATGCCTGAGTTGAAGAAGACCGGACTCATTAAGAGCGGCATCATTGCAGAGAATTCCTATGTTGACAACGGTATCCATGCCGTCCTGAAGGTTACTCCTGAAGTAGCCTACCGACATATTAAACTCACGTATGGTATTGATATCAAGAAGTGGAAGAATTACGGAGATGGTTGGACTAAGATTACTATCAGACAGCTCAAAGAAGCCCACACTGCTTGGAAAGAAGAACCGGTCGTATGAGGTTGTACCTCTAACTCTAAATGATCCTCAACAGAAGTGGCTCTTCCCCAGGAATGTGACTGGTAGGTTCTGCTATAAGGATAATGGTAGATGGAATAATTGGGAGTCCTCTACTTGCCATTCTCCGGTCCGTCAGCTGCTTTCTGGTCTGACTGGCTTGGTGAGTACCCTGTGCAAGGTAAACCCTCTCACAAACAAATGGTGGGACTTTCTGGCCATATCTAATCCGGTATATAGGGAACTCTTTGAAGTGCCCGGTTGGAAGGTGATGGCTGATGCTTCTGGTCAGTATCATATGTTCTCCATGCCAGCAGAAGTGTTCAAGCTTCCTGTCCCTAGGATGCTGCTCTATGCCTTCTTGATTGATAGTAGAGTACCATTTGATCCTGCTGGTGGTGGTACTGAGAGGGTTAAGACTTGGGATCTTCTTGTTAGTCTTGGTGTTGAACCAACCCTTGCCCACCTGATGTCAGTACACTTCAATGTCATGGAAGATAAACTCTACTTGACAGGTATGCAGTGGAACGGTGCCCATCAGGTCCTCAATGACAATTGGCATTACGGTACGATGCGGACTGATTTCTCCATGTATCTTCGAGGTGAGTACCGGACTGATGGGGAACCTGACGAGAAACTTCTAACTTCTCAGCTTTGGTTCTCTAAGAGTGGTAAATCCGATAAACACGTTATACTTGGAAGTAATGATCTTAAGGACCTCACCAAAGAGAAGTCTGTGGGATCGTGGTCAAAAAGTTACTACATAGATCTTGACAGTGTCCCGGAGGTTGTTGAGATCTACAAGAAGAGAATTGAAGAAAGAAGGAAGTTTATACAATGACTAAAGGGTCGGTCTACATTGTAGGCAGTGATTTGAGTGTCAGTAATATGTTTCTGAATGAGGGCTTTAAGGTTACTAGCCTGATCGGGACAGCAGATGTTGTTTGCTTCTTGGGTGGTTTCGATATCAACCCTGAGCTTTACAACCAAGAGCTAGGCCCCAAGATGAGGTGGACTAGTGTTAGTCTGAGTGATGACACTCGTGATCTTGGATCATACAGGAAGCTACGTAACGACCAGCTTAAGGTTGGTATTTGCCGTGGTGGTCAGTTCCTGAATGTCATGAGTGGTGGCAGTATGTATCAGCATGTCAATGGTCATACTAATCAACACAAGATTTATGATACCCTAATCAATCCTGGAGAAGAGGTTGTCGTTACTTCCTCTCATCATCAACAGATGATACCAGGTGCTGGAGCCGAGGTCCTCGGTTATTCAGAGGGTATTTCAGATGAGTTCTGGGGAGATAAAGGTAAAGTAGTTCCCCCGAAGTTTGAGTCCGAAGTTCTGTTCTATGACAGTACCAAGTCTCTTTGTTTTCAACCGCATCCTGAATGGAATCTTCGAGGTACTCACGATTCTTGTTCTGGGTATTTCTTCGACATCATTGATCTAATCCGCTGAGGCACTAAAATGGATCACAAGAATATCGCAATTGCAATGGCATCTTCCCTCCAAGCCCGTTCCTATGTTCTGGTTATGGAACACGACCAGAAATATGATGGTGGTTATGGGGGGACAAAGGGTGTCTATAACAACAATCCGGATATCTCCTTCCATCCCCGTGAACGTCAGCCCTGTTGGGGTGAACTCCGGAAGTATGAGAAGACTGCCAAGGGTGAATGCACTCAGCCCTCGAACTCAAAGCCGGGTGACCTCTGGCATCCGTTCCCTGCAGGTAAGCCCATTGCTTTTGCAGTCGATCTAACAACCTTCCGTGGTAACGTATGGGACGAGAATACTGATGCCATTATGAAGTTCCTTCTGGATGAAACCCGATCTCCTTTCCGTAGAGGTTTGAGACAGGTATCGTTCATCAAGAATTCAGCAGGTCGTATCTGTGGCTTCTACATGAATAATCTGGCTATTGATGCCACTGTTCTTGTGTTCATGCTCCGTCAGGTGGCAAGTCTTTTGGCTAACGCAAAGTACTTCGTTGAGTATGTCAATGCTGGTCTTGAAGAGGGATACGCTCTGGCCCTCATATTTGCCAACCGTTACCTGCCCTTTCGTACCCACGGTATTTATGGCACCACTCATTTCCCACCTTCTATCTCCCGTCTTATCAAGGGTAATCCCCGAGATCTTACCGGCGGTACGATGGATAACAGAGTGGACTACAACCGAACCCTGATCGATGAACTCTGGAAGTCGAACACCCCTGTTTCTATCTACGACAATGCTCTAAAGATGGGGCTTCCTAGCAGCATGAAGACAGGTCAGACCGGTGATTATGAGATCAAGGGTTATGTACCTCTCATCAAGGAACTACTTGATCTCATGATGAAGCTGGAAGGTCCACAGGAAAACGAGAAGTACATCTGGAAGACCACCAGTGGCAACACCAATGCTCCGGAAGTCAAGATCAATGATCTCGGTGAAGTCATTTCAACAGGAAAGAAAGTAGCATGAAAGTCAAAGTGTGGACTCTTATTGTAGACAATGGTGACGGATCTTCTTCTGCACATCAGTTCAAGAATGCACAAGAGATCAAGGATCATCTGGAAGAAGATGCTGATGAAGATTTCAGTGTCGGTCTGGAAGAAATCACTGATGGGGCTACTATCTTCGATCAGTACGACTATCCTTGTGAAGTTTCGGTAGGTATCTTTGATACTGATGGTTATGAGGTAGTTGAATAATGCCTGAGATCCTAATTGGAACTGATCCGGAATTGTTTGTCACTGATGAGCATGACCGGTTTATCTCTGCACATGACCTGATCCCAGGTTCGAAAGAGTTTCCCCATCCAGTACCTCGTGGTGCTATTCAGGTGGATGGGGTAGCAGCAGAATTCAATATCGATCCTGTCTCGAAGGTGGACCAGTTCACCAAGAACATTCGAAGTGTCATGAACTCTATGGAAGAGTATATCAAGGAGAAACATCCTTCGTATAACCTTCATATCGCACCCACTGCCCACTTCGAAAGGGCATACTTTGATCTCCTTCCAGAAGAGACAAAGAAACTTGGTTGCACTCCTGACTTCGATTGCTATACAGGCGAAGAGAACATGCCTCCGGAGACCACTGAGAGCTTCCGGACAGGTGCGGGCCATATCCATATCGGATGGACCAGAGATGCGTCCCTTGGCGACGAGAAGCACTTTAAGAACTGCTGTGATCTGGTGAAGGAACTGGATGCTACTCTGTTCCCTGCTTCTTTGTTATGGGACAATGATAACAAGCGTCGTGAACTGTATGGCAAGATGGGTTCTTTTCGTCCCAAGCCGTATGGTCTGGAGTATCGCCCCCTCTCTAATGCATATCTCAAAGAGAAGTCAACTCAAGAGTTCGTCTTCAATACAAGTATGTATGTAGCTCAGTTGTTCTTTGGTACTGGTACTCGTGTCAAGAATGACAAGCTCGCCCAGAGGTTCGTGGAGGATACACTCCTTGATCGTGAAATGGGACAGCTCGGGATCAACAAATATCTTGGATACATGGGAGAAAAGTATGGCATCCCAATTCTCCATAGGTGATCTTGTTGACTTAAAGGACGACTCAGAGATCACAATTAGTTATGGCAGTAATAGTGCTGTTAGAAGGACATATGAGAAGTGTGGTCTACTCCCTCCGTATAGAATCACAAGAATTGAACCATCTAACACTATACCCGGTGTGATGGTAATCTTCATAGAGGGTTGTGATAATGGTCGGCATGACTTAAGATTTAAGTTTGCAGAGAGATATTACGATCCTTCACAAGAACCTGATGACGTGGATGACGTTTAACAAAAGGAAATAGCCATGTGTGGCTTGTATGGAATAATGGGTCCGGGAATTACTCTCAAGGACTTGAAACTCTTCCGCGACCTAGGACTTACTTCCCAACTTCGTGGTACTGATGGTGCTGGTGTATATCAGATCAGGTCATCAACTTCTGGGAAGAAGAACTTCTGGAATCTCGAACAACTCTATCGCAATCAGTATGGGTTCACCTCCCTACACAACATGATTGACGACAACAAGAACCATAAAGACTATCGAGAGCTTCTGCAGAACCAGTCCGTAGACTTGATCATCGGTCACAATCGTGCAGCTACCATTGGTGACGTACGACAGTCGAATTGCCATCCGTTTGTCAAGGACAATATCGTCGGTGCTCACAATGGTACACTGTATGAAAAGCAGTACTACCATATCACAAAGACAGACAGTGAACTGATGTTCGAGGATATCGACAAGAATGGTCTTGTTGAAGTTCTTCGTGACTTCCGTGATCCTAAGTCTGCTTATGCAATCACGATGTATGATCGTAATGATCGTCACATGTACTTTGTTCGCAATGATCTTCGTACACTGGCATTTGCGTTCAATGAAGATCGTGGTGTAATGTATTGGGCTTCCGAGTTGGGTATGCTCAAGTATATCGTTGGTGAACGTGGTGGTGAGAAGATCAAGACTTTCTCCTTGAAGCCGGGTCTAGTGGTTCGTCTGTCTCCTAGCGACATTACCCTGAATAACATCAGGAATAACGCTGACAAGATCATCACTGTTCATGAATGGATCGCTCCGCCCAAAGAGACTATCGTGGTCAAGGTCCCTCCCGAAGAGGATAAGACACTTGCTCTTCCTGCTCCGGTTAAGACTGAGAAGGTCGATAACTTTGATGTAGCGGGGTCTGCGAAGGGTAACGTAGTTCCATTTCCCAAAACGCCTGCTCTTCGGGCTTTTCATGCTAAGTGTGCTTGCGGGAAGAAAGACTTGAACCTTCTGACTATCAGCTATGCTCGCCGCAAGAAGACAACTGATATCCGATATAATGAGCATTTGGATTGCTATTATTGTGCAGAGTGCGATCCATTGCTTCTGGAATCCAAAGATGAGGTAAGACAGTAATGATTACGGTGAAGATTGGTTGTGATCCGGAAGGTTTCCTCTTCGATAAAAAGAAGGGAGCTTTCGTTTCCGCCCATGATGTTCTTCCGGGAACAAAGCATAAGCCCTTCAAATTGGAGAGGGGTGCAGTACAGGTTGATGGTGTTGCAGTGGAATTCAATATTGATCCTGCTGTGACAGAAGAAGAATTTGACAATAACATCTCTGTTGTTCTCCAGCAGATTGATGAGATGGTCTTTGCTGCAAACAAGGACTTGGAAGTTCGATGGGAACCGGTTGCCACATTCTCGGAAGAGGTCTGGAAGCTTGTCCCTGAACAGAGCAAAGTCCTCGGTTGCGATCCTGACTATAATGTCAAGGGTGAAGTGAACATCAATCCGACAGAGAAACTGGAAGCAGCAAGTATTCGTACGGCTGCAGGTCATATTCATATTGGGTTTGTTGATAAGCCCAAGGATAACATCTCTCATGATCATTTCCAAGATTGTCTTTACATTGCAAAGGGATTCTTTGAGAGCAGTTTGCCATCGTTCGTACCAAGGACGAAAGCAGAAGAAGAGAGAATGAACTATTATGGCCATAACGGATCTTTTAGACCGAAGCCGTATGGGGTGGAGCTACGTGCACCATCGAATTGGTATGTACCGTCTTCGCAGAATCGCAGGACGATATATACAGAAACTCGGAATAAATTTAGAGAACTCACAGGACTTTAAAGGTATGAGAAATAAGTATCATGGTGATGATCTACAGGCTCGTCTGGGTGGTACGATCATTCGACATAAGGGTCATCCCTACATTGCACAAGTCAATAGCGGTTCCGTTATCGATTTGATGGATATCGTTACAGGACAACTAATTTGCCGTGTGGACCACGATGATAGAGACCTCGACATTAGCTCACTTACTCTTGGTTATGTCAACGTTGAGGATCCTGGGCACAAGCTGGCTGTATACCTCAAGAGAGAAGCTCTCCGTCAGTTCCGACAGGGTGTTGACATTGGTCGGCTCACTCAGTTTGTTCTTCGACCGGGTGTCCCACAGGTAACTCCGAAGGTCCTGTATTGTCAGGGTTTCGTTGATTGTGTCACAGGGAAGTATCCCACAGTATCTGAAGCGCTCTCTAAGATTATTAACAAGAGCTTCTTCTCTGTTGCTGTATCTCGTAATGTGGCACTCAAGAAGGATGGTGACCTAATCAAGGTCTTCGTCAAGGATGATGAGGTAGGCTATATGCAGCCCAATATGCTGAAGATTGTAAAGGTCCCCAAGACCGATACTTCTCGGTATGCCATGTTCTTCCTGAACGAGGTCGAAGGTTGGAAGGTTGTTGAAGGTATCAAGTAATGACAAGTCAGAATGTTACAAAGATTTTTGATATTCAAAAGAATGTAGGACGTACTCCTTATAAGACACGTCACTCAGGTCGTTTTGGTATCGAGATTGAGACTGAGACGGACAACAAGTACAAGTATCCAGTGTTGAAGTTCTGGGAACCAAAAGAAGATCGGAGCCTTCGTGGCTTTGGTGTGGAGTATGTTCTCAAGGCACCATTGGATAGTGTTGACCTGACTGAACCTCTCAAAGAGTTCAAGTATGTGGATGAACAATATAAGTTCAAGCGGGGTTCGGTCTCCACTAGTGTTCACGTCCACATGAACATGCAAAACGAAACCTACAAGACCGTTGCCAATATCATGACGGTATGGGCACTGATCGAACCGATCCTTGTTCGTTACTCCGGTCCTGATCGTATGTCCAATCTGTTTTGTTTTGGTCTGATGGACGTTGAGGGTCTGCTTGATAAGTGGATTGGCGTCTTGAACATGATCAATCGGAATACCTTTGGTAAGGTAGCGGTCAGTCAGGATCAGGTTAAGTATTCGGCTCTGAATATTGCTACACTAAGTAGCTTGGGTACGCTTGAAGCACGTACTTTCAGAGGTGAGCTTGATACCAATGTCATCCAGAAGTGGGTTGATATTCTCGGGAAGATTGTTTCCTTCTCTAGTGATCCTGACATGGATCCTTCTCTGATCATGAAGATGTACGATGAACAGGGGATTAATATCCTTGACATTATCTTCGGTGAACTTGCAGAAGAATTGAAGATCAAGGATTACAAGAAGCTCATTAGTTTCGATGAGATCTTCCATGCATCCAAGATTGCTTGTGTCTCTAAGGATTGGTCACGTTTCGGTATCCTTAAAGTCAAGCCGATCTATAAGGAAATGATCAGACCTCAGTTGGAAGAACTCGCTCAGGTTCTGTTCAAGTCTCCTTATGATCAACTGAAGTATGAGGAGCGTAATATTGTTATCGAGCGCTACCACCAGATTAACGTGAACATGAAGGTGGTGGATGCAACTGGAGATATTTAATGGATATTGGAGACGAAGTAGAATACCATAGAGAAGCACCACCCGGTGTCCTCAACCCGGCAATCTATACTAACTTTAATGGCTCATCAGGTATCATTAAGGACATGACAAGGGTCATGGCTACAGTATTTTTTAATAATGGTACTCTGAAAGATCACCATTACCGTGAGGCACAACTGACTGGTGGAAGTCTTATTACAGTCAAGAGAGAAAATCTAAGGCTCCTCTGGAAAGAACGGCCTTATAATCCTGAACAAGAACCAGATGATGAAGACGATGTATAATCGTAGGAGATTGAAATGATTAATGCGCTTTTCTCGTACAGCCAGCATTCGGATGGTGCTAAGGGCCTTAAGAATGCTCTTGGTGTTCCGAAGATCAAACACACAGGTAGTACTTTCGTTCCCGCCGCACACAAAAAACTGATCAATTGGGGTGCAACCCCTGATCGATTCCCTCAGAAACTACTTACATGTCAGGTTATCAACCATCCGGACAAGGTTGCTCTTGCCGTTGACAAGATGACTACCTTCAAGATCTTCCGTGATAACGGTGTTTCTTGCCCTGAGTTCACAACAGAACGAGCTACAGCAGTACAGTGGCTTGAACAGGGTCATGATGTCTTTGCTCGTACTCAGCTCCGTGCATCTAGTGGTCGTGGTATCGTTATCATGGATCATGAGCATCCGGATACTTGGGAAGTTGGTGCACCACTCTATGTGAAGTATGTCAAGAAGCAGGACGAATATCGTATCCATGTGGTACGTGGTCAGGTAATTGACGTACAGCGTAAGGGTCTTCGTGCTGAATTCCAGAATGATCCGAATGTCAACTGGAAGATCCGTAACCTTGCCAATGGTTTCGTGTTCTCTCGTGACTTGAATACGAACCGTCCGGTTCCACAGATCGTTAAGGACGTTGGTATTGCAGCAGTACAGGCTCTTGGGCTTGACTTTGGTGCAGCAGACGTAATCTACCAGCGTCAGAGTAACCGTGCTTATGCTCTGGAAGTAAACACCGCCCCAGGTCTGGAAGGTCAGACTGTAACATCTTACGCCACAGCTCTCAGCGCCCTCTAATATTACGAAAGATATACTATGTGTGTGATCATGGTACTGCCGCCCAAGGCAATGATTAACAAAAGTCATTTCTACAATGCTTGTTATAATAACTGGCATGGGTATGGCATCATTATCAAGAAGCCGAAGAAGTTTGAAGTGGTAAAACAGTTCAAGGCAGAAGGCAACGACCCCGATGAGATTTGGGATATTGTCAATGACAACAAGGATCATGAACGTATTGTTCACGTCCGTTATTCGACAAGAGGGGCAACTGACGAGACGAACACTCAGCCCTTTGAAGTGTTCAACAATGGAACTCGTCGTGTGATGTTCATGCACAACGGAACTCTCAACGGATTTGGTGAATGGAACCAGTCCGTCTCTGGGGGTAAGAGTGACACCAATGCTTTCTGTGAGACAGTTCTGAGTAAGTCTCTCCGTAAGTGGTCGTCAGATGAGAATGGTCTCGGTGATTATACCGATCCGGACTTCATCAAGCTCGTTGTTGACAAGCAGTGGACGATGAACTCTCGTGGTATCTTTGTATCCAATGACCTTCCGAATATGATGATCGGTAACAGGGGATACACAGGTTGGCAGCTCTACAAACATCCTGATGCCTCTACTCATGGTGAGATCTGGGTATCGAATGACGAGTACTTCGATAAGCTGACACGAGGCCCAAAGTTCGACGAACAGGAAAAGATCAAGAAGGCAGCAGAGGAGGCTCGTCGTCAGGCGGAGAGGGACAATGCCCCTTTTCAGGGGGGATCGTCAAGAACCTCTTCAGAAACTTCCTCCGAGATCGCGGGGATTACGATCTTCAAGAAGGAGACAGCTACGAACGAAGCAGTTCTCACAGCTATCAACGATATCATTGATACGTGGGATCTTAATGACCCGAAGGACGTCTCCAAACTCCGATTCATTGCCTACGAAGAATGGGTAGGTTTCTTGGAAGAACAGAAGAACAACAGTGATTTCGTGAGTGCTGCCATTATTCAACAGTTCGCAGACCATATCTGCAAGCTCACGATGAAGGTACGTTCTCTGGAACTCCGTCATAATAAGGCTTCACAGCGGGTTGAAGAACTCCGTAAGCAGCTTGATGCAATTGAAGGTGATAAGAATGGCAGTGCAGCTGAAGCAGCGTAAGAACCTCTCGTATGATCCTTGGATGGTCCTTGAAAGGGCCTCCAAGAGTACACCAGACTGGTCAGCACTGAATGCCAAACGACAGGAGCATTTTGTTCTTGTCACTGGTACTGCTAGGGCTCGTCGTCAGAGGAATGATATTCTTTCTGGTTGTAGGAACTACGGACTGGCCAATACGACTAGTGATGTTTTCATCATGAAGCGAGGTCCTTTCCAGTATGAAACCAATCAAGCACCAGAACCAATGGTGTTCGAGTTTCCTGCCACACAGAAGCAGAGGCTCTTGAAGTTTCCAGAGGATTTCCCTGCGAAGGATCTAGGAAAGGTACAGGGAGAGATGTGGGGTGTACCCCTTCGTGTCCTCGCTGAACTGGATGCATTTATGGGTAATGGAGAAGGAGTAATCCGAGAGAAGAGGTATATTAGTCTCGTCAATTCAGAACATGAAATCAGAAATCATCTAGCATGGATGTATCTCGTAAACTTCGATCATTTTGAAGAATACACATGCATGTATCAATTGTATAATACGAATAGAACAATTCCGAATACGGGTTCTATGATTTATTTTTATTCTGGCTAAGGATTGTCAATTATGGCAAATATGGCAAAAATGAAATTTCAACTAGGGGATTATGTAAGGTACACCAACAAGAGAGAAAAACTAGATTTTGTTGGTACGATTGTTTCTGCTGATCCGAACTATGGTGAATATCTCATTCTACCGGAAGATCATCTCAAAGGTGCAATGAAGATGTACAGATCATCTAGTGAGGAAGGTACTTGGCTCAAAAATCACTTTTCACATGCTGGACGGTCTCTAGAACCTGTGGTTTGGGCATCTTCGAAATCTCGTAGCATGAGGTATGCTGAATTAATGTACGATCCTACTCAGGAGCCTGATGATGAAGACGACATTTAATGAAGGTGATAGAGTTATCCTGACCCGTGACAGCACCAATGGTCCCACAGGAGAGTATGGTCGTAAGGGTGACACTGGTACTGTCGTCCAAAATCTGTACGGTACTTCTAATGTACAAGTAAGAGTTCGCTTTGACAAGATGTTTCATGGTGCCCACGAGTGGTATGCCTATGTCAAAGAACTCGAACATGAATATATAGAGAGACCTTATGACCCTAGTCAAGAACCAGACGATGAGGACGACGTGTAAGGGTTGACACTCCCTACTTAAAGTGGTATAATAATACTCTTCAATAAAGAAAGCTTCAATGGTAGACGAACTACAGAAACTACAAAACCTAATTCGTTCTGTGAATAGAGGGGGATATTTTAGGTGTTCCATTTGCAATTGTGTTTCGAATGAACGTATCGAGACAAACATAGGCGACTACAAGCCTAACATGCCATTTGCTCATGATCCCAAAGACAGTTTACATTTTATCTGTATTGATTGTGAAGAAGCAATTCAAGAACTAAGAGATGATTATGAGTATGAAGATGATGAAGACATGAAAGGAGATTAAGCATAGGTAACTGGGTTCAGACAGGACAACCGTGTCCTTGCGGGTCCTCTTCAGATGCTTACTGCCTTGACTCAAATGGGAATGGATTTTGTTTCTCAGGTAAGTGTGGTGGTAAGTTCTTTAGAAATGACAAGGAAGAAGAAGTAGATAGTAGTCAATACACGATGGATTATTATGAGCATCGTGGAATTAGTGCTCGAATTTTCGAGAAGTTTGGAGTTCAGACTAAGTTTTATGAAGGGACTCCAATTGAAACTGCGTTCTTCTATCCCAATGGTTCTATCCAAGTACGTAACTTGGCAGAGAAGAGATTTCGAACTGTAGGTGATTACAAGAATGCACACTGTTTTGGGACCAACGTTTTTGATAAGGGTTCCAAGAAGGTCATTACAATTACAGAGGGTGCATATGATGCACTATCCGTAGCTCAAATAGTAGGAGACATGACAGCAGCGATCGCTGTTAGGAGTGCTTCTTCTGCTAAATCAGACGTGCTTGCAGATTGGGAATATATTAATTCCTTTGACAAGATTATCATCAATTTTGATAATGATGAACCTGGGCAAGAAGCCGCCCGCAAGATCGCCCCCTTGTTTGATTTTAAGAAGGTCTACAATCTTTGCCTTGAGAAGGGTAAGGATGCGAATGAATATGCTCAGAAAGAGCTAAATAAGGCGTACTACGAGGCTTGGGCTGGTTGTAAGAGGTACACACCAGATAACCTCCTATCGACTATGGCTGAGTTCCGTAAGGCGCTTAAAGAACAGAAATCCGAGAAGATTGTGAACTATCCGTTCACAGCCCTACAAGAGAAGCTTTTCGGTATCCATGAAGGTGAAGTTGTTCTTGTCAAGGGCCTAGAGGGTCTTGGTAAGACAGAGTTCCTTCGTGCTGTTGAAAACATGGTTCTTCATGAGACGAAGCATAATGTTGGCATTATCCATTTGGAGGAATCCAATGGTGAAACTCTTAGAGGTATGGCAGGATATTATACTGCTACTCCTGTGCAGAGTCCAGAGATGCCAGCATCAGACGAAGAAGTTCTAGAGATCCTAGAGCAAATCCTGGGTAAAGACGAAGATAGATTTGTTTTGTATTCTGCATTTGATGTGGAAGATGAGGACAAGTTCATCGATAACATTCGATTTATGGTTACAGCAAATAACTGTAAGATCGTTACCTTCGACCACATCTCGTGGTTGGCAACAGGAACACAGGACAGTAAGGAAGACTCCGAACGAATGAAGCTAGACCGTATCTCTCAGAGGCTTAAGATGCTTGCTGAGGAGCTTCGGTTTGGTCTGGTGATGGTATCTCACGTTAATGACCTTGGTCAAACCAGAGGTTCCAGATATATTTCGAAGGCTGCCAATACTGTTATTAATCTCAACCGTAACAAGACAACCGAGGACGAAGCAGAAAGAGTTAAGCTCTACATGACAGTAGAGAAGGCTCGTCTAGTCGGTGCCAAAGAGGGACCAGCAGGTTATGCTGTTTATAATACAGAACTCCTGATGCTAGAAGACCCTCTAACCCGAGGACTTCAATATGAGATTGGGTGATAAAATCATTATAATTGTTGGTGCAATTGTTATTCTCCTTCTCTTGATGGGTTGTTCCACTCTGACAGAAAATCAGAAACAGTGGAATGATCCAAATCTAGAAAAAAGATTGGCACTCGCAATTGACAACCAAGGATAGAAGTGGTATAATAATACTCTTATGAAACAAAAACCAATTAAAAGAACTAAAGTCTTTCACCCAAATGACTACCCTGTTCCCAAGAAATGGGATAATGCTTTTGAAGGTATCATTACCATTTACACTTCCGGACAAATCATTAAAGTACTTTAAGAAGGAATAAGACAATTACCTTTTATCTGAAAAGCGGTAATATTTTTGAAATTACACATGAAGACAATATTGACATTCGTAAGGAACTTCCCGTTGGGACCTACACTGTCAAGATCTCAATGAAGGGTCTGTATCTCGAACAGGTTCCTAACATCGAAGTAGATCATAAGATCTATGGTGGTGCACTCAGGCGAGCTGACCGTATTATCAATACCTTCAAGGATCGTACAGTATCTACTGGTGTGGTTCTTCAGGGTGAGAAGGGCTCGGGTAAGACACTTCTTGCTCGTATCCTCTCGGAACAACTCCGTCAGCAGGGTGTCTCTACTATCCTTGTCAATACTGCATTTGCAGGAGAAGCCTTCAATACCTTCATCAATCAGATCGATCAGCCAACCATGCTGTTCTTTGATGAGTTCGAGAAGGTCTATGACATGGACAAACAGAACCAGTTGCTCACACTCCTTGATGGTACTCATCGAAGCAAGAAGCTTTTTGTTATTGCCTTGAATGATTTCTATCGTGTGAATGACTTCATGAAGAATCGTCCGGGTCGTTTCTTCTACAGCTTCAAGTACGAAGGTCTGGAAGAAGATGAGATCAGGGGTTATTGCGAAGACAATCTGAACAACAAGTCTCGTATCGATAGTATCGTTACATTCTCTGGTACGTTCAGCAAGTTTTCCTTTGACATCCTAAAGGCAATCGTTGAGGAAATGAACCGATATGATGAGCCTATCTCTGAGGTAGTGAAGTACCTGAATGCACGTCCTAACGAACAGGTCATGCAGCTTGAAATTCAGGAAATTCAGAGTAAGGAAATGAAGGAAGGTCTGACTTTCGATAAGAAGCAGCTCGGTCCATTCAACCCGTTCGCCCATAACTTCACTGTCTTTGTTGATGGTGCTGTTGGTGGTGGAATTACTAATGGTAAGAAGGCACTGATTGCAAAGTCTATTGATGATGACGATGAAGATGACTACTTGATGTTCGACTTCAAGCCTTCTGATCTGCAGAAGCTCCTGAACGGTAAGTTCGTATTTAGTAATGAAAGGGCTACAGTGATCCTTGCAAAGCCAGAACCGAAGCCTAGCCAGCTGGAGTTCTTCTATAATCAGCTTTAATGGCTAATATTTGGGTTATCGACGCTGAAGGCGATGGCCTAACTCCTACCAAACTGTATTGCTTGGCTGCATGTAATCCGCAGTCAAAGAAAGTATTTGTCACTTCTGAATACGACAAGATGAGAAAGCTTCTCACTGAGGCTGATGTTCTTATCTGTCACAATCTTATCCGATTTGACGTTCCTGCGTATGAACGACTCTTGGGGATCAAGATCAAATGTAAGCTAGTCGATACACTGGCACTCTCTTGGTATCTCTACCCTAACCGTATTAAACACGGTCTAGAATCACATGGGGAAGATCTAGGTATCAAGAAGCCAGAGATCAACGACTGGTTTGGATTAAGTCAAGAGGAATACGAACACAGATGCTCTGAGGACGTGAAAATTAATCGCGATCTTTGGAACAATATGTATCGATACCTTCTTGACATTTATGGAAGTGATAAAGAGATCTGGAGGCTACTCGAATATCTCCAGTTCAAAATGCATTGTTCTGCACTACAGGAAAAGTCAAGATGGAAACTTGATGTTCCTTATGTAGAGAAAGCTCTGAATGAGTTTCTTGTTATCCAAGAAGAGAAAAAGACGGAACTAGCTAAGGCTATGCCTATGGTTCCTGATGTTCAAATCAAGGAAAGACCCAAGAAGTTCATTAACAAAGATGGTACGTACTCTAAGTTGGGTATGCAATGGATATCTTTGCTAACAGAGAAAGGATTACCCCTCAATTACGAGGGTACAGTTGAGGTTGTCAAGGGATATGAGCCAGGTAATCCGAGTTCAAATGAACAAAAGAAAGCTTGGCTCTATTCTCTCGGATGGGAACCACAGACCTTCAAGGAAACTAAGAATAAAGTTACCGGAGAAGAGAAGAGTGTCCCTCAGATCAACCTTGAACATGGTAAGGGTATTTGCCCATCAGTAAAGAAACTATATGCTTTAGAACCTAAATTAGAACTATTGGAAGGGCTGTCTGTCCTTGAACATCGGATTAGTATCCTTAAAGGATTTCTCAATTCACAACAAGATGGATGGATTAAAGCCCAAATTAATGGCTTAACGAATACTCTCAGATTTAAACACAAGACAATTGTCAACCTTCCAAAAGTTGATAAGTTATATGCTGCACCTGTTCGTGGCGGACTCATCTGTCCTGATGGATATGAGTTGTGTGGTTCGGATATGTCTTCTCTTGAAGATCGTATCAAACAGCACTTCATCTATCCTTTTGACCCTGAGTACGTAAAGGAAATGACAACGGATGGTTATGATCCCCATCTATCTCTTGCTTTGTTGGCAGGGGAAGTCACACAGGAACAGGTAGATGCGTATATCGCTGAGACTGACAAAGGCATTAAGCCTATCAGAGACATCTTTAAAAACGGTAACTACTCTTGTCAGTACGGTGCAGGCGTTAAGAAGCTTGCCAAAACAGCAGGTATATCCATTGAGAAAGCGAGAATGGTGTGGGAGACATATTGGAAAAAGAATTGGGCAATTAAGAAAGTTGCGTCACTCCAAAAGTTTAAGACGATTGGGGATCAGATGTGGCTTTTTAACCCTATTTCCAAACTCTGGTATTCACTCCGATTTGAGAAAGATATTTTCAGTACGCTAGTCCAAGGGACAGCTTCGTATGTTTTCGACCTTTGGTTGGGATACATTCTAGAAGAAAGAGAGCAACTCACAGGACAATTCCATGATGAATGGATCATTCTTGTAAGGGAAGGACATAGAGATGATTGTGACAAGTTAATTCGTAGAGCAATCGATAGAACTAATGAAGAACTGAAACTTAACCGAGAACTAGATATCTCTATCCAATATGGTAAGAGGTATAGTGAGATTCACTAATGGACGTAATTGTAAAAGGTGTGCTGTCCTTTATTCAGCAAGAAAAGAAAAACTCAGTTCTAGCAGGAGGTGCTGCTAGGGATGCGATCTTTAAGGTAGAGCCCAAGGATTATGATATCTTTGTCCCTACTCAGGATCGTAAAGATGTAAGTAAGATTATGAATGCTCTTGTAGACGAGTTTGGTCTAAGCCATCTCAGAAACAAGACAAAGGAATATGGTAAGACCACGGTCTCAACTAATCTGAAGAATGTAAATGAGTTTGAGATCGAGGGTAGGAAGTTTGATATCATCTTTGTTGATGAGCAGGATGATGAAGAGTTCGCTAACAATGTAGTCAAGACCTTCGATTACGGTATCAACATGGTCTATGACGATGGTAACTACCTGAATGACTCGAACTACTTATTCACAGAGGATAGAGCCTATGGGAGTATGACACTCCATAACCTCAAGTCCATGAGCCATCTTCCTCAGATGATCGATAAGTTCACAAGACTTAATAGTAAGTTCGGTGGTGGGTTCATCTTTAAGAGTACTTGTTTGTCTCTGAAGAATGATCTTCCAAAGGAACTTCCTAAGAAGAAGTCTTGGGCAACTACTGGTTATACCGTGGAACTTGTAAATGAACCAGGTTTCCTCGCTCCCCCTCCAATTCCTGTTCCTTGGCCTGATATTCAAGAAGCACCTCAAGCAGCACCTATACCAAACGAGGTTAATCTTGCAGGACAGTTTAATCAGGCTGTTGGAGCAGCACCAAATTTTAACGACAACTTCTAAAAATATTTACTAACGTAAAAGGAGAAGTACAATAACTCAATATCTCACAATTAAGGGTAAAGTAAAGTGGGCTCAGGTTTACGAGCCTGATGAATATGCAGGGGCAAAGAACTGGAAGATTACCTTCTACTTCGATGATGAAGATGAATACCAGAAGTACAAGAAGGCAAATCTTTCTCTGGAAGTAAAGCAGGATGAAGATGGTCGTTTCGTAACGTTCCGTCGTCCCACACAGAAAGTCATCAAGGATGATCTGGTAGTATTCTCTCCCCCGGAGATTACTGGTGCTGTGAACGTCCTGTATGTCAACAAGGAAGGCGAACGTGTTCGTCAGTACACCAAGGGCGATAAGGTCAAGGTGTATCGTGTTGATGCAGAAGGTAATGAGATCAAGGATCCTGTCCTGATTGGTAATGGCTCTACGGTCCTCGCTAACTTCTCGTACTACCAGACAGGTAAGGGTGCAGGTCATCGTCTTGAGAATATCAAGGTACTCGATCTTGTAGCCTTCCAAGAAGGTACTGGTGGTGGTGCTACCATCGTAGTTCCTAAGATTACCGAAGATGAAGAAGAAGCACCAAAGAGTGAAAAGAAGGGAAACGGTGAGGGTAAGCGCACTAAGAGTGGTCAGCATACTGTCTCCGGTGTACACGAAGATCTCGATGACAAAATCCCGTGGTAAGTTAATAGGAGAAGTATTAGCTGTGATTGCAAGTGATGACTATTCCGAATACTTCATTGAGTATGACAATGAAAACAACACTGTGTATATCTCTGGTCTAGATCCGGATGATTTCTGGATTGAGGTTGCTATTGAAACAGATGTTGCTGAACCCGAGAGTTATGCTTGGGGAGTGTACGACACACTAAAACGTCACGGTATCTTTTCAACTGTTGATCAGGTCCGTATTTGAGTAGAACGCTTCTCCTCGACGGAGATGTTATCATGTATCAGATGGCATCGTTTCATGAGGAGGCGCTGGAAGTGGAACCTGGCTATTGGACTTGGCACTGTGACATTAATAAAGTCATGGACGGGATCGATAGTCAGATCCTCTACTTCTGTGATACACTAGAAGCTGACAAGTTTATTCTTTGTTTGTCAGATACAAGTAATTTTAGAAAAAGTATTTTAGAAAGTTATAAAGGAAACAGGTCAAATCTTAAACGACCTGTAGTTCTAAAACCCACTAGAGAATGGCTAATTTCAGAACGCCATGCCAGAGTCCTCCCCGGACTTGAAGGTGATGATCTAATGGGTATCCTCTCCACTGAAGAGCATGAAGGTGAAAGAGTAATCGTATCCATCGATAAGGATATGAAAACCATTCCGGGTCTATTCTATCAGAACGAAGACAAAGGAATGATCTCAATCACAGAACAAGAAGCTGACTACTGGCATCTCTACCAGACCCTCATAGGTGATACTATCGATGGGTACAAGGGTTGTCCGGGAGTTGGTGATGTAGGAGCAAGAGCTATCCTTGATAAAGATCCCACATGGGAAGCAGTTGTCAAGGCTTACGCTAAGAAGGGACTTGATGAAGAGTACGCTCTAACTCAAGCGCGTTGCGCTCGTATCCTAAGAGCATCAGACTTCAATAAAGGAACAGGAGAACCTATCCTGTGGACCCCCACAAAGGAGGTAGATAATAAAAAAGAAGAAGCAAGTCTATAAGTATGGTAAAAGGGTCTTCAAGAACCCTGCAGAATATGAATGTTTTAAACATATTGAAAGTATAATTCCAAATACATTAAGAGTTGAATACGAAACAGAAACACTCCCCTATATCACTGAACATACTTATCGTCCAGACTTTCCTGTAAAATACAAGAAGGCCGATGGTACTCAGTGCTACATTGAGTATAAAGGTAACGGTAGAGCATTTGATAATGCAGTCAGACAGAAAATGATTGCAGTAAAGAAGCAATATCCAGAGCATAAGTTCTATATCGTATTCCATACAGACGGTAAGATCGGACCCAAACGAAAAGATGGATCATTCCTCAAGCAGTCTGATTGGGCTGTCAAGAATGGATTTACCTTTTGTATTGGTAAAGATAATATTCCAAAGGAGTGGTTCGAATGACACTAAGTGAATTTAAGTATTGGTTGGAAGGTTTCTCCGATAATATCAAGGAAGCTCCTACACCAGAACAGTGGGAAAAGATCAAGCAGAAACTGGAACAGGTAAAAACTTATGTTCCTTTGAATCTGCCTGCATCCCCACCCCTATATCCCGACCCTTTTAGGAAATATTGGGGTCCTTATAATGTAGGGACTAGTCGAACGAATGGGTAAGAAATACATTATCATTCCTGATCCCCACGCACATGCAGACCACAACAATGATAGAGCAGATTGGCTGGCCCAACTGATTATTGATGAGAAACCTGATGTTGTTGTTAATCTAGGGGATCAGTACGATATGCCATCTCTTTCATCCTATGACAAGGGTAAGAGGGATTTCCAAGGTAAGAGTTACAAGAAAGACATTGATGCTGGCAGAGAGTTCTCAGAGAGACTTTGGGAACCTGTAAAGGCACGGAAGAAGAAGATGCCCCATACGATTGTCCTTGAAGGTAATCATGAGCATCGTATTGAACGAGGACTTGACCTTTCTCCTGAACTCTCAGGAACAATTGGTTTCAAGGACTATGGATTTGAAGACTACTATGATGAGATCATTAGGTATGAAGGTGGAACACCGGGAGTTATTGAATTAGATGGTATCCTTTTTGCCCACTATTTTATTACTGGTGTTAGCGGCCGTCCTATTAGCGGTGAGCGTCCTGCTCACATGCTTATCGATAAAACCGGAACTTCATGCATTGCGGGACATCTTCACACTTTGGATTATGCAACTCGCACTAATGTTGCTGGTGTTACTCGTTCTGGTCTTATTGCGGGATGCTTCCACGACTATATCCCAGATTGGGCTGGACATATTGGCAATCTTTGGAGGCCGGGTGTAGCAATCCTAAATGACGTAGAGAATGGTAACTATGACCTTGAGTGGGTCAGTATTAAGAGACTGAAAGAAGCATACGGAAGTTGATTATGTCTGATAATGAGACCAAATATAAGCACTCATACAAAAGAAACATTGCAGCAAAGCATCTAAGAGATCAAGGAGAACTCAAGGGTGCTTTCTCATTAAAGATTATTGATGGTCGCAAAGAAGAATATAAACGTAAAAGAATGAGGATTAATGAAATCGCCGATGAACAAGAAGAGTATTGAAGATTATATCGGCCTCGAACTGACGGAGAAGTCTTTCGAAGATGTTCTAGAAATTTATGATTTGAGCCCATTCGAAGTGTTCTGGCTTTTGTACCAGAATGGTTTGATTGACGACGAAATTTTGGAAGTTCAGTTTGATGCATACAATTAAAGATGAGTTTACAGTTAATTTTCCCATAGATATATTTACTGAATGGGTTAAACAACGGGCTGTAAATGCAGATATTATTTCAGATCATGTCGAGGTAAAGATCAGTGATGTCTCTTTTGATACAAGAGAAGGTGCTGTTATCGTTATCGGAGACTTTACAAGAAGGATGGATAGTTAATGAATAAACTAATTGTTGGTACGCTAGCAGCAATCGCTATTATTGTTGGTCTAGGCTTTTGGAATAGCTCTTATGCTCAGGGTGCAAATTGCGTAACTCCGAGTATGGTAGAAACGAATCTCCCTAACAAGGAATTCAAGAAGTACACTACCCCTGATGAGATCACTGCTATTCGAGCCTACATTATCCAGATCCTTGAAGCAGATCTGGGTACTAAGGTTAACGATACCGATATCGCAGCATTCAATTCTGCAGAGCTTTTCTTGTCTCCGGACGAATCTGCAGCAATGCTTGTAGCATATCAGGATGGTTGTATGGTAGCACGTCAGCAGCTTGGTGGAGATCAGTTCCATAAGATCAGGGACTTTATTATTGGAGTAAGCAACTAATGGAATATTGGTATAAATTTCGAGCCCTAGTATCAGCTAATCCTGATCTAGTAGGTGTTGCAATCATTGTTCTCTTGATTGTGAGTATCCTTAAGTAATGGAAGTAACACTCATCGATAAGATGGGAACTGATGCCCTCGTAGTTAACGCTGCGAGGGTTTCTTTTTCTAAAGAGGCAGCGAATTACACAGAGGAACAGAATGCTAAGCTTATTTCTTATCTCTCTAGGCATGGCCATTTTACTCCTTTCACCCACCCCGTCATCTGTATCAGAGAGAAAGTACCGATTTTTGTGGCTCGCCAACGTTTTAAGCATACCGTTGGTTTTACTTATAATGAAGTTTCTCGGCGTTATGTAGATGATAAGCCAGAATTCTTTGTACCTGACGTATGGCGCTCTCGTCCCGATGGAAGTATGAAGCAAGGAAGTGGTGATAAGAACTTAAACAATGCTTTCCTATTGTTTGAGCCTGTAGAATTTAAGGCATACAACATGGAAGAGGGATATCTTTACTTCACCAGAATTGCAGAACATGTCTATGACTCGATGATCAAAGCAGGAGTAGCCCCTGAGCAAGCACGTATGGTTCTTCCTCAAAGTATGTATACTGAGTATTATGTTACTGGCTCTCTCGCTGCGTGGGCTAGGGCATATAAACTTCGGATAGACCCTCATGCACAGAAAGAAATTCAAGACGTAGCTGTAGAGTGGGATAAGATTATTCGTCCCTTATTTCCTGTATCATGGAGTGCATTAGTTGATGATAAGGTTTGATAAAGAAGAGATTGTAGATCTTGAGGGTAACACTCAGATCAGACTGGCAGTAGGTGCAGGTAATCATGTATCTATGATCCAAATGACTGTACCTGTGGGTGAGGAAGTGGATGATGTTATCAATAAAGAACGTATGGGAATGATCCTATATCAATTGGCCAATCACCTAACTGATGACTCTTTTCAGAAATCTCTAGACAGTGGACATGAAGTTATTATGAAACTTCTGGAAGAGAACAACGAATTGAAAGACGCACTAAAGCTATAATGGAAGGAAATTATATGGTAAAGACTTGGTACACGATGTTTTCAACTAGTGCATTCCCTTGTCCTTATTGTCTGAAGGCAAAGCAGCTCCTCGACGTGTATGGAGTTGATTACATTATTAAGGATATTCATATTGATCCCGGAGCACGAGAAGAGTTTCTGGCAGCAGGTCATACAAAAGTTCCTCAAATCTATCGCGAAGAGGTATTGATCGGTGGATACGACAAAACAGAAGAACACTTCCGTCTCTCCACGGCAGGTGCCCAACACGAAAAGCTCATTGAACGGATCACAAAGTTTTAAAGATGCAATTAACTCCTTGGTATCTAAGAATTCTGGGGTTCAAAAAGTATAGACGGTGGGAAGTCGTACCAGTATTTATCATATACGATTGCAGTAAATGGGTTTATTATTCAGAGAAAGATAGAAAGAAATATGGGATTTAAGAAGTATCAAGAATTTGTAGAGACGTGCCCTTTGTTCGATGACTTTGCTCTCGGACTAGCAGGAGAAGTAGGTGAAGTACTGGAACATATCAAGAAGGACCGTAGGGAGGGTGAACGTCATCAGCCTATGGACAAAGAAGCTCTGACTAAGGAGCTAGGTGATGTTCTTTGGTATCTCACCAAGGTAGCCAATACCTATGAGATTTCTTTGAAGGATATCGCACAGGGTAATATCGATAAACTAACGAAGAGGCATAATCTGTGAGTATTACACGACTATTTATTGAAAAGGAGATCGACTTAATCGATCAGAAGATTAACAAGGCTAACAATGAGATCCGGGAGGCACAGTCGTTCATCAATGAACAGAATAAGCTCCTACAGGCTCTTGAAGAGCGTAAGACTGCATTCCAATCCGATCTGGGTAAGCTTGCAGAATGACTGATCCTACTGACAAGATCGAAAAGATACTAGAGGATCTAAGGAAGTATGGAGACGACATTCACCTCGACTTCTATGATTTTGATAATGACGATGACATTTCCCCAACAGACGACGAGGTAGATATTGACGACACAGAGTAATCCATTCAACACGTACTACAGTGAATTCATTTATAAGAGCCGCTATGCTAGGTGGCTAGAAGAAGAAAAACGAAGGGAGAATTGGGATGAGACGGTCAGACGTTATCTTGATTTTACTCGTAGTAATCTTAAATCTTCTCATGACTATGTTCTTAGTGATGAGCTATATAAGCGTCTATACGATGCTATATACAATCTAAAAGTAGTTCCCTCTATGAGGGCAATGATGACAGCAGGTAAGGCTCTAGAACGAGATAATACTGCTGGTTATAATTGTGCATACCTTCCTGTTGATGATCCTAAGTCCTTCGATGAAGCTATGTATATTCTTCTTTGTGGCACAGGAGTAGGTTTCAGTGTCGAACGTCAATACGTTTCAAAGCTTCCAGAAGTACCAGACAAGCTCTTTGACTCAAATACAACAATCGTTGTCCATGATAGCAAAGAAGGTTGGGCGAAATCCCTCCGCCAGCTTATTGCGCTTCTCTATTCTGGCGAAATACCAAAATGGGACACATCGAAAGTTAGACCTGCCGGGAGCCGTCTTAGGACTTTCGGGGGTAGGGCAAGTGGTCCAGGACCTCTCGAAGACCTCTTCCGGTTCGTCATTGCAAAGTTTAGAGGTGCAGTTGGAAGACGTCTTAATTCACTCGAATGCCATGATATTCTCTGCAAGATTGGAGAAGTCGTCGTGGTTGGTGGAGTACGCCGATCGGCTATGATCTCTCTCAGTAATCTCTCTGATGACCGTATGCGTAATGCTAAGTCAGGAGATTGGTGGAATACAGAACCACAGAGGGCTTTGTCTAACAATTCTGTGTCATATACCGAGAAGCCAGATGTTGGCGCATTCATGAAAGAATGGCTCTCCCTGTATGACAGTAAGTCAGGTGAAAGAGGTATCTTTAATCGTGCAGCAGCAATCAAACAAGTTAAATCAATTGGTCGAAGAGATCCAAACTTTGACTTCGGAACCAATCCTTGTAGTGAAATCATCCTACGACCCTATCAATTCTGTAACCTATCAGAAGTTGTCGTTAGATCGAATGACTCAATTGAGTCATTGCTTGAAAAGGTTGAAATCGCAGCTATCCTCGGGACGTTCCAAAGCACCCTAACTAACTTTCCTTATCTCCGTAAGATCTGGAAGAAGAACACAGAAGAGGAAAGACTCCTTGGTGTCTCTCTCACAGGTATCATGGATAATTCTTTGACGAATGGTTCTGGATATCTTGGTAATCTTAAGGAACTTCTTGAAACTCTAAAGGAACGAACCATTGCTGTTAATTCTGCTTTGGCCAACGATATTGGTATTAATCCTAGCACCTCCATTACTTGTGTTAAACCTTCCGGCACGGTGTCTCAGTTGGTTGATAGCGCTTCTGGTATCCATGCCCGTCATTCAAGCTATTATATTCGTTCTGTACGTGGGGATAACAAGGACCCACTGACACAGTTCCTCAAGGACTCAGGTATCCCTAATGAACCTGATGTAATGAAGCCAGATGCAACTACTGTATTCTACTTCCCGATGAAGGCTCCAGTAGGTGCTGTTACTCGTAATGACATGACAGCTATCGAACAGCTTGAACTCTGGAAGATGTATCAGTTGTATTGGTGTGAACATAAGCCTTCTGTAACTGTAACTGTAAGAGAGAATGAATGGCCAGCAGTTGGAGCTTGGGTGTACGATAATTTTGACCTTATTTCTGGTGTTAGCTTTCTGCCTCACTCCGATCATACTTACCGACAAGCTCCGTACGATGAGTGTGACGAAAAGAAATATCAGGAATTTGTAGATAAGATGCCTAAGAGTATTAATTGGACTGACCTTGCATTCTATGAATTTGAAGATACTACGACAGGACTTCAGACCCTTGCATGTTCAGCCGATGGTTGTGAAGTGGTTGACATTGGATGAGAGTTCTTGTCGCTTGTGAAATGAGCGGCAGGGTTAGAGATGCATTCATCAAAAGGGGTCATGAGGCTATGTCTTGTGACCTCCTCGATACTCTAGTACCTGGACCTCATTATAAAGGAAATATCCTAGATATCCTTGGTGATGGATGGGATTTAATGATTGCTCACCCACCTTGTACTGACATTGCTATTTCAGGATCAAGATACTTTAAGGAGAAGATTGCAGATGGCAGGCAACAAGCAGCACTCGACTTTGTACAGGCACTCATGGACGCTTCAATCGAACGTATTTGCATCGAGAACCCTGTGTCAGTTATATCAACACACATTAGGAAGCCGGATCAAATCATACAACCGTATGAATTCGGGCATAACGCCTCTAAGAGAACTTGTCTATGGCTCAAGGGACTCCCTCTCCTCAAAGGAACAGAATACGTAGAACCTAGAATCGTTGATGGTAAGAAGAGGTGGGATAACCAGACGGACTCTGGACAGAACAGACTTGGACCATCAGAAGATAGAGCAACAATAAGAAGTTTGACTTACGAAGGAATAGCAGAAGCTATGGCACAACAATGGGGTTAAATAAGTGCAAGTGTGGTGGAGAAGCTAAGTACAAAGAGGGTTATATGTTAGATCAGTATATCTGTTCTAGATGTAGCTATAAGACACAAACTTATTTTGATGGTGAACCTTACGCGAAAGCAGAATGGAATAAAAGAAATGGAAAGTGAAAATCTACAGGTGCGTATCGCCTATATGGGATCGTTCCTTGGACTAGATGAAGCAGAACAGTTCCGTCAGGAATTCCTTGATGGCTTCGAGAAAGATATTAGTGAAGGTCTTCTGATCCTGATTGAAGATACTATTACAAAGATTAATGCACATCATGTAGTTCGTATTCTTGCAGAGAATGCACAATTGGAGTTTGAATTTGACGAAGGTAATTAATCCAAAAGATGCAGTCGGATCTAAGAAAGTCCCTTTCTCCACCGTACCAATGGGGGTTGTTGGCGAGATTGGGTTGGCAATGCATGAGGGCGCTCGTAAGTATGGTCGACATAATTACAGAACTGTTCCTGTTAATGCTTCTGTGTACTTTGATGCAGCACTACGACACCTTACTGACTGGTGGGAGGGAACTGACCTCGATCCCGATAGTGGCCTGTCTCATATTACAAAGGCTCTCGCTACACTGGCAGTTCTTAGAGATGCCGAGATGAACGGTCTAGTGAATGATGATCGTCCTCCTAAGCTTCCAGAAGGTTGGCAACAGGAACTCAATCGTTTGAATGCTATCGTCGTAGAGAAGTATCCTACCGTAGCTCATACTCACACGGAAAAGGACCATAAATGATTATTGCACTGGATTATGATGAAACCTATACGGCAGATAAAGATCTCTGGGATGAATTCATCTCTCAGAGTGTCCATCGTGGACATGAAGTAGTTCTTGCTACATATCGTCATCCCGTTCATGATTACAATACTGATTTTGATCATCTCAAGAATATGGCCATTAAATGTTATTTCACTGATGGCAAAGCTAAAAAGCAATTTCTTGAAGATCTTGGTGTGACAGTAAATGTTTGGATCGATGATCGTCCCAAGACTGTGTACGAGGATAGTGCATGGGGTGTGGATTCTCCTGAACTACACGCATGGAGAAAAGACAACGAATTGACGGCAAAGGGAGAACCCCGAGTTCATCTGGATGCTATAGTAAATCGAATACCTTAAACGCAAAAAGCCCCGCAGGGATTTCCATTAGGATTTCCTTACGGGGCTTTTTTTTATTTGATTATTCCTTTAGCGGCATCTATTGCATCACCGAGTAACCTTTGAGTTTCTACAGCTGCAGGTCCGATACCTCTGTCAGGATTTGATGTATACGAACGAATCGTACCACGACGTACGCTCTTATTGATGAACTTCCTGAAGTCTTTCTCAAGCTCCGAGTCAGCAATCTGATTGATCTTCTTGGAGAGAAAATCTACATCTTCAAGAGAGTTCGACATGAAGTCAGCTCTACGTTCCTTAACCTGATCGAGCATCTGGATAGAGGCAGGGGTTGTGAACCTCTTAACCTTAGTCGCAGTAGGATTAAGCTGACCCAAGAAGAAAGTAACAATAGTCTGTGCTGCCTGAGAAGGATCTTGTCCTCTCGGTAGTGCACCAAGAAGTTCCTTCTGATCAGTCATAGGAGTTTTCTTAGAAACCCTATCATACATATCAGCGACCTTATCGAGTGCAGTAACTACTTCCGGCTTGTCTCTAAAGACTTCCTTCATAGTCAGGTATTCATTACCACTATCGTTGTCGAAGGTCTTACTGATATTTCTCTCATTAGCTCTATAGGCGAACCTCTGATCCGGTGGGATCATATCCATCTTAGAACCAGACTTGATCTTTTCTTGGAGATAACGGATATAAGAGCCTTGAGCAGCATCCCTAATGACATCTCCACCAGGAGTATTAGCTGCTTCATCCAATAGCTGTTTAACGTTGGTAACAGAGTTCTTGCCTCGGAAGAGGGTATCAAGAGTTCTACCTACGTCACCACCCTCTACAGGGACTAGACCGTTAGTAGACTTCGACACGAACTTAGAGAGAATACTATCCTCTGCTTTCGCCTTGAGTTCATCAGCCTGTTCTTTAATCTGATCATAGATCACTTGCTTGTCTTTTGTAGTATTTTCAAGGGTCTGGATCTTAAGTTCCATTTTCCTGAACTCACCAACCAGAGGACTATTCATACCTTCAAGGTTTTCAATAGCTCCACGGAGATCCGTACGGAGGGTGTTGATGTTCTGTTTGCCACCTCTAGCAAGACTATCAGCTAGATTGTTGATTGCCTTACTTGTGAAGAACTCATGTAGTTCAGGACGAATATCTTGACCACCGGCAGAAACAGCACCTTCAAGAGCCTTACGATAGGTTTCCTTTTCAGCAGTATTCAAGTTATTATTTACATACTGAGAGATACCAACATTGAAGTCTTCCTTTCCACGAGGGATAGGTAGGTTCTCCGTCTTGACAGCTAGCTCGCCCTTATCAGCGATATTCCTAAGAGGGGCATTCTTCTGTCCATGCCAAGCATTTTGGAGAGCAATATACTTACCCTTAGCATCTTCAACCATACTCTTGATACCTCCATCACCATTCTGAGCGATGAAGTCAAGCTGTTCGTTATTGATGTTATCTCTGAGTTTATAGAGTGTCTGTAGTCGTCCAGTAGGATCATTACCTGCAAGAGAAGAGATCTGTTCGTTGATCTGAGTTCTGATCTTATTGTAGATGTTATTGACAGAAGGATCTTGTTCGATACTATCTGCCATCTTCTTCAAGAAAGGATCAGTGATATCATAAGAAGGGGCACTAGGACCCTGTTCAACACCAGAAAGAGGCTTACCAGAATCTGCCCTCATTTGAGTAGAAGGACTGTCTTTGATTACCTGCAAGAAAGAATTAGGATCACCTTCACTCTGAATGTTACCGATAGCCTTATAAGCTTCATCAGTTTCATTCCTCATCTTCTTTAAGGCCTCATAAGCCTTGGGAGCAATCTTATTCTCGACAATTTCCTGTTGCTTCTTAGTAGAACCAAGCTCATTGTTTGCACCAGCCAAGAACTTCTGGAAGTCTACATCATCAGTCATAGCATTGTCCTGAGCTGCTTTCGCCGCATCAAGTTCTCCCTTAACCTGCCCTACAGCAATGTCAGGAAGAGTTCTATCTTCGATGTTCTGTGTACCACCAATCTTAGCAGCTTCTTCATGTGCAGCGGCTAGACCACCGGGATGAACTCCCTCAGCAGCATCACCCAGAATCGCCTGTATATCGCCAACAGCGAGCGAGGCAGTTTCATCGGCACCCATACTAGTCCGGAGCTTCATAAGCTTACCAGAGGCTTCCTGTGCCTGTGCCTTGACCCATTTCTCATATGATCCGGGATCTTCTGCATTCATCATATTTTTACGAGAGATGTAAGCAGCATTAAAGTAGTCTTCTGCGAGTTCAGAGAAAGAGCTAGCAGTATCCAGTTTGACCTTACCACTGGCAGACATAAGCTGAAGGTTCTTAACACCATTCCTCTTAACTGCATCAGCAAGAAGTCTCATCTTGTGAAGGGCTTCTTCAGGGGCACTCTTAGTCAGGTTAGGATCGAGCCAACCCATCAGGGAAATACCAGCCTGTTTGTCAGTCATATTGAGACGAGACATATCGAAACCGAAAGGCTTCATGTATCGTGCACCACCAACAGCAGGTTCAATGACCTTGCTCATAGCAGTCTTACCGATTGCACCAAAAGTAGCAAGGGTAGTAGAGATAGCAGGGGAGTCCAAAAGAAAGGACATATCCCTAGCCCTGTCTTCAGAAAGTCCGAAAGTCTTCTGGAGATACTGAGGAGGAACAACCATACCCTCAGAGTTATCTGGAGCAACAATAGCTTCACCAGTACCTACAGCAGCAACCTTCCCTACAGTCTTTGCAAGCTGAGGGACCTTAATGCCAAGCCCGGCACCAGTAATAACTGAACGAGCCGTATAATCAGCAGACTCTTTAGCTAGTCGAGAGTCATTAGTTGCCTTAAGAGTGGCAGCATAGCTTTCCCGGATAGCAGTCTTAGCCTCCGGAGAGATCTTGGCAAACAAACGACCAGCCAATCCAGCAGAACCAGAAATAGCCTTTTCCATACCAGCATTACCGATAGCAAAGGTAGCAATATCAGTAGCCAGTTTTTCACCAGTATGATCAGCAACAGTATCAGGAAGATACTTACCGAACTCACCTTCTTTGCTAAGCTTACCTTCGGAGACAAAATCTCCTACACCACCAGCAACGTTCTCAAGAACCTGATAGGCCATTCTCTCAAGAGTATTAGCATCCGGCGGATCTACGATATACCTGTTAGAGATGTATGGGTCTTGTCCATTACCCGGAGCATAATCTGGGTTATTCTCTTTGTGTTCTTGTACCCGAATAGGGATACCGAACAGAGAACTATCTTCCCCCGTCATATAATACTTGGTCCAACGATCAAGGTCACGCTCGTCCTTTAGCTTCTTAAGATCTTCAGGCATAGCCCCAAGACCACCGATACCATTGTCACCGAGCATTATCCCCTTGAAACTACCTTCGTAATCCCTTAGAGCCTTGTACTTATCGGAATTATCTACATCACCATAGATCTGAGACTGGCTCTGAAGGGGACTATCTTCAGGCATCGCAACACCCTCATAGTCTCCCCTCTCGCGAGCAGCATTCATTTCGTCCTGTTCAGCTTGTACTTGTTCAGGATTAGTAGCTGTATTAGTGTAATTGATCTTCTGTTTAACAGGGTTAGTGTTGTCAGGAAGAGGATTATCCAACCACGGAGTATCCATGTTAGGAGTAGGAGCAGTAACAGTGGTAGGAGCTGGCTGAGCAGAACTATCTTCTACAATCGGGGCAGCTTCCCACCAATTATCACTAGTGGGATTTTCATCATCTTTTACAATAGGAGCATTATCCCACCAATTAGCCATTAAGGTTTCCTTCTCTTATTACCATTAGGATCAATGAAGATCGCACCGGACGGGAGTTTATCAAATTCTTCTTTCGACTTTACAGCGATTGGAGCTTGATCAGTCTGGGGCGGAGGAGTATTACCTGTAATCTTAGTAAGTTCCTGACCCTTCTGGAAGTCGTTGTTGATGTTATTGAGATACTGCTTAAGGAGTGCTTTCCGTTCAGGAGGCATACCAGGAAGCTGATCGATCTGATCACCGATACGAGTAGGACGGAGACCAGTCTTAACACCAGTGAGTTTCTCAAAGTTGATAACTGCAGGGTTCTGTTCAAGCTGACGCTGACCGCTAGCAAGTTTAAGGAATGCACCTTGCATCTGTTGATTAAGGGTAGGAATGATAATATCAGCATCTACAGACTTACCAATGATTTGCATAGCATTATCAATGTCATTCTTAGAGACCTTACCGTCAGTAGCATTAGCCTGAGCGATAGCATAAGCAGTACTCATCTGCAGAGAACGATACTTAGCAGCATTGAGAGCCTTCTGTTGGTTGGCAGCGCCCATAAAGCCACTGTCTACGAACTTCTTAGCTTCTTCACCATATGCAGCCATATCCTTCTCAATGGAGTCTAGCTTACCGGACTGAACATCAGCATTGATCTTAGTTTCCAAGTTGGCAAGAACTTCGAAAGCAGAACGAGCTTCACCCTGAAGGTTTTGTGCGACACCAGCAAGATTAGATGCAGTGGTGGCAGCAGTTCTATCGTGACCAAGGATTTCAACCATCTTCTGAGAACTATCGAGGGCAGAGATGAAGTTGGTGGATGCACCATTCCAATCACCAGACTGCTTGCCATAGTCATCATTAAGCTTGTTGAACCTCTGAACATCTTCAGGTTCCATACGCCTTACAGGACCAGAAACAAGCTGAGGTTCATTACCAGAGATGTTGTAGATACCGTCTGCACGACGTTCACCAGTAAACTGAGATCCAATAGAACCATCAGAATTAAGCGAGAAGTATGTAGAAGCATCCTTACCATTGGCATGAGCCTGATCGAGGGCTGTTTCAGACCTTACACGCTGCTGGATCTTGACTTCTTCTTGTGCTTCACGGATAGCCTTCGGGTCCTTAGACTCCTGAGCAATACGCAGCTTGTTGAGAGAATCTGCATAGTCACCAATCTTGTAAGTATCTTTTGGCTTATACGTGTACAGAGAATTTGCATCATCTGCAGTTGTAGAGAACTGATCTTCATCAGCCGGTCCAGAACGCAACGTAGGATCGATACTATCAATCTTATCGTTTACACTCTTCATCATACCCTGATACTGAACCTTTGCACCCTTAGCAAGAAGATTATCGCCTTCCTTTGGAGCCATAGGATTAACATCAGTGTCATACTGTACATTAGTAACAGCATTGGGCATCTTAATGGTACGAGTGGGTTCCTTGTAATTCGGGTTCTTCTGATAATCACCACTTACAACACGCTTCTGCAGTGTTTCGTAGTCTACACCATTAGAGAGTTCCTTATAGAAGATGCTTGCAGAATTAGGATCACCCATCTGTCCAGCAAGATCCTGTGCTTTCTTAGCAGCTTCAGTTTCCTTAGCCTTCTTAGCATCTCGCTTAGTCTTCTGTTCCATAAGATTATCCATCTTATACTTGAAGATCAAGTTCTCCTGATCCGCCTTTTGTTCTTCGGTACGTGCACGAGCAGCATTAAAAGCTGAGGCAAATCCACTTAGAAATGTTTGAGCTTCTGCCATTACTTAGCACCTTCTTCTTGTTTGGGAGCCTCTTTGGTAGGAGTCTGAGTCATAGCCATAAAGCCCTGCTGTTGCAGATCACCTTCAGGGGCAGCTGTCTGTTGTTCTGCTTCAGTCTTGATATCCGGAAGTTCTTCATCCAGAAGCTTCATCGTCTTAGGCAACTTCATTTCATTATCATGCTTGAAGAATGTACCCGTTTCAAACTCCTCATCGTCATCAGTGATACCAAGTTCATACTTAACATCAAAACCAATGCACATAAGTTCGATCATTCGGGTGACAGGACCAGCAAGAAGAAGACTGAAGTCAGGAGTCCATTTACCTTCACCTACACCAGAGATGAGGACAAAAGAAGCAATCTGATAGAGCGGAGTACCCATTTCAGCCATAGTCAAAAGACCATTAGCTACCTTAAATTGAGTGATCCTACCAGAGAGGTAGTCAAGAGCTTCATCGATATCCGAATATTCCGGAGGCTGATGCCAAGGATAGTTCTTAGTATCTGAGGTGAAGTTCTCACCAGGAATTGGTCCACTATTAACCGGCATCATCTTCTCCTTGAGCAGCTTCTTCTAGAGCTTTACGTTCTTTGCTTTTCTGAACCTTAGCTTTCGATTTACGGAGATCTTTCTCATAACCATCGAAGAAATCCTTGTTGTGACGTACCTTCTTACCGGTAGTCTTTTCATATTCTGTGGCAAATCCAGCTTGAGTGTAGAATGCTAGAACTGCTTTCTTGATTGCATCATCCAAATCCATGTGTCACCCTTAACTGAATAAACCTGTAGCCATTTTATCGAAAGTACTAGAACCCAAGAAACCACCAGCAATACTACCTAGGGCAGCTGCATTAGCACCCTTACGAGCTTGTTTAGATTGCATCGTAGCTAGAGCCAACTGAGCAGCACGATCCTTAGCACCTTCAGAAGATTTGAAGGCATAGTCAAGAAGTGCATCAGAACGATCCCAAAGCTGATTAAGCTGATTAACAGAGATATCTAACATATTCTTTACGTCTGTAGTGGCTGCTTCATACTTCTGTTGGTCGTCCTGAAGCTGTACCTGTTGCCTCCAATTAGCATTGGCTATAGCAATATTGTACTGCTGGTCAGAATAGAACTTCTGTCTGGAGTCTTCCATAGTAGCATTGAATTTATCAGCATCCTGTGTCTGAGATGCATTGAACTGTGAAATCTGGGTATTCAAGGAGTCATAGAACTGATCAGTCTGGTTCTTACTAGTAGCATTAAACTGAGCTGCAACATTCTTAGAGTTGGCGTCAGCAAGGATACTCTGAATACGAGACTGATTGTTGATTACAGCAGCCTGTTGTTCATTATCTAGGTTCTTCATATCCATAGCAAGAAATGCCTGAGAGTTCTGAACCGCTGCAGTCATTCGGTTGTCCAAGTTCATTTCTTCGAACTTAGCAAGAACGTTAGCTGCATTGATAGTAGACTGTTGTTTGTTATCGAGGTTCTTAATTGTTAGTGTCTGGAAGAACTGTGCATCCTGCTGAGCAATCGGAAGAGAAGCTTCAAGCAGAGCCTGAGACATTGCAGCCGTAGCAGCAGTACCAGTCATACCAGAGAAAGCAGCGATCTTAGAGACATTACGAGCAGTAGAAGCAGCCCAAGAAGGAATCTTTGGTTCACCAGTCGTAGGGTCTACAAACTGATCCTGAAGAATCGCGAGCTGACCCTGCAGAGTTGCCTTACTATCTACGTAGTTACCTTCACCAAGCTGTTGAGCGAGAAGTTTACCAGAGCTAGTAGAAGTATCGATAATGTTAGAAAGGTTCTGTTGTGCAGACTGTTGAAGGGCCTGCCCTAGCTGATTAGTAGTACCATCTTTGTTAGTACCAGTAGCAATACCAGTCGTATCAGCCTGTGGTACATCTTTAATCTGAGCATTGTCAGAAACTGTACCCTGCGCACCATTCATTGTGTTATTCTTGACGGCATCTTCAGTAGTTGCGGCGTCATAGGTATTAGCAGCTTTGGGATCTACATTGTTAACCTTCGAGGGGTCTACAGTAGGAGTATCACCAAGCTGAAGATTAGGATTGTTAGGATCTACCTGAGCAGCCTGCCCTGTTTGTTTAGGATCATCTAGACGAGCCGATACAGACGTACCATTCTGTGCATTAACGATAGTACCAGGGTTAGTAGCAATATCTTTAGCATACGATTCTAGATCTTCACCATTAGGGAGACCACGAACAGATCTCTGAGCATTTAGATAAGTGTCTGAAGTAAGGTCTTCTGCCATTATTTCACCCCGTCAAGCTTGTTACGAGCATTTTGTTTATTACCACATTCGAGCAAATTCTTACGATCCTCTCCCCAATATTGTTCTGTTTCTTTCTGATTAAGCTCTCTCTCGGGGAGGAGTACAGGAAGTGGACAGGGTTCTTTAATCTTGGAGTCTATTGTCTTTTTTGGAGCATCAGCAGTAACGACTATCTTACCGAAACTTGTTGAGCCGCATGACGCTAGACTTACTGACAGCAGGACGCTGAGCATTAGGGTCTTTATTAGCTTCACTCTCGTTCTCCTTTTGTATCGCTATTAGTCGATTATTCTCTGACTTGATGTTGTTTACTATCTTGTCTTGTGCCTCTACAAATCTATCGTGTTCAGCTTTTTGTTTTTCAAGAAGTGCGGCACTAGCTGTATTAACATCAGAGATGATCTTCTCGTATTTCAAAGTTGTAACAGTAACACCATAGTCATAGACTTTATAACCAGCAAAACTGAGTACCCCAAGTATGGCAAGAACACCAAGAATATAGGGTAGATATTTTATCCACATTTACTTATCCTCTTCCGGTTCAGGCATAGCTGGTCCATTATATGTACTGGCATCCAAACTATCGTTTTTAACATTGACAGTAGACATCATTTCTTTCAGGTCTTTATGACCGATATTCATATAGTAACCGCAAACACCAAGCAGAAAGGCGAATGCGGGGGCAGCAACATATGCTGATTCGTGTTCCTTAATTGAATAGAGAATGGCACACCAAGACAGAATAGAATTGATAGATACCATCCATTTGGAAAATCTTCTACTACTCTTCTCCGTAGCCATTTTTCTTAAGGTCCGCGTCATATTGTTCTGCATATCCTGCGATCTTCGCAGCGGCATCCATACCGTTGATAATCCTCCTAGCATTGAGGAAGTCAGACTTACCCAAGGTGCAATAGTCTGAGAGTTTCTTACCAGTAAACCAACCTTCGACCATCCCAAGGACTGCGATCTTTGCAGCAACTGTGGGGTCCATCGCAAGGTCTTTGTTATTAATGAGGTCAACTCCCAACTCCTGACTTGCTTTCTTGTAGTTTGCTTCCCAAGTCAGCTGAACGAAACCTCGGCCATACCAAGGATAATATCTGAGGTTTTTCTTCCTCCACGCTTCTGCATTCTTGATCCAATAACCTTCAGCTACTGGTTTCATTGTGTGTGCAGTTTCGTGATAGGCTGTAGCGAGAAGATAAGCCAACTGATTTCTCAGAAGGCCCTTCGCTTCACCAGCTTTGATCAATTCTTGAGTATAACCGAGGTTTAGATCCATTGTTTTTCCTTAAGGTGAAATACGGGCTTGACTTAGATAGGCTAGTGCCCAATTCAAGTGGCCACGATCAGTTGGATGAACTCCATCAGAAGAGAAATCTCTTGCTGGATCAATAAATGTGGTTAAGTCTACAAACGCTACTGGAAATCCTCTTGATCTCCATTCGTTGCAAACCTGTTCGATAATAAGATTACAAGCTTGAGCATCAGTCCAAGTACCAATAGAACCAAAAGCAGTCCAATCAGCGATATTTGGGACAGAACCCAAGAAGACAGGACCAGTGAATATAGGACACTGAATGCCATCTACTACGCAAGCTTTACCGGCGGGAATACCAGTTACCGGAGGTTTTAATTTAATTGTATGAAGACCGGCACCTAACCCATCAATTACAGTAGCAACTGCCTGAGTACCTGCACCGGGACGAGCCTTACCAGACCAAGTGGTAGAACCCCATGCTACTCCATCAACCTCTATATCCAAATCCAACCAACTCGTGGACTCAGTAGCAAATCCGTGGACTACTACGACAGGACCAGAGAACTGAAAAGTAACAGACGCAGAGGGATCTGTGGTGTACAGGGGGTCATTTGAAAAGAAGCAGGATCGTCCACCATAACTTGTACCGAGATGTGACCATACACCAGTTCTTACAACAGCCGGAGCAGGCCATGCGGCTCCACGAAAGTATCCACTAAACAAAGAAGACACTATCGAATCATAAGCAATTTTTACACTAGGAAGAGCAGCAGCTCCAGCCTGTCTGATATCATTCAGAGGACCATCTGCAACTGCTATCTTAGTTCTACCACCATATGGTGCAAAAGCATTTACTTGAGCAGCCATACTAGGAAGGCCAGTTCCACTAATTGCTCTATTTTCTACTGAGCCACCTAGGTACTGAGTAAACCGATTGACCCAATAATTTGGAACATTTAGAGAGTTCTGTCCAAGGGTGATACTCATACCGAAGGCTTGAGTTCCTTGGTTCATTAGTACTGTAACTGACATATGTTTTCCTTAGAATTTAATGCAATACAAAAGAGCAACGTTTCGAGGACGCGTTTCAGTACCACCACTAGAGGCAGTTGTGAATGTATGCGTATGTGCACCAGCACTGGATGTGACATCATCGGGAGAGAAGCCACCTGCGGCACTATTGATAACGGCAACACTACCACCTGTACCAGACGAACCTTTAATACCATGTACGTGTGCACCAGCGGATGCAGTAGTACCAGTATGCGTATGTGCAAGATAGTCAGCCGCCTGTGCAGTACCGAGAACACGACCAGTATCTACGCCTCTACCATTATCGAGACCGCGTACGAATTCAGCACGAAGGTCAGGTAGGGTAAATGTCGTAGAGCCATCACCTGTGTTAGGTGAACCCATCGCTGCCCATAGGGCTGAGTAAGTCGTTCTGGAAACATTCGTACCGTCAGCAGCTAGCCAACCAGTTGGAGCAGTTGCTCGATAGAATGGCATGACAGCAGCAGGAGGAATTGCCTGATCTACATAGGCCGTAGTAGCAACACTAGTAGAGTTATTACCGGGGCTTTGGGTCGTTGCTGTGATGGTTGTACTAGAGATAGAACCACCAGTGATAGTTACACTGTTCGAATTCTGAGTTGCTATAGTACCAAGACCAAGAGTGGTCCTCTGTGCTGTAGCGTCTGCATCGTCAACAAGTGCACGACCTGCTGTTGTGAAAGTAGCAAGTGCGGCAGTACCGGAACCAGTAAAATACGGAAGTCTATCAGCAGCAGATACTAGTCCCGCAATAGCAGAGAGTTCAGCATCCTGAGCTTGTACATCTGTACCAATTACCAACCCGAGGGTAGCTCTCTGAGCAGCAGCATCGGCATCATCCACAAGGGCTCGTCCAGCAGCAGTAAAGGTAGCCAATGAAGCCGTACCAGACCCTGTGAAGTAAGGAACCCTATCAGCTGCTGACACAAGACCTGCTAGTGCCTGAAGTTCAGCATCCTGAGCTTGTACATCTGTACCAATGACAAGACCAAGAGTGGTTCTGGCAGTTGCAGCGTTTGTATCATCAAGGAGTGTCCTCATGTAGGAAGTCAAAGGAGTCACTGCATAAGTATCTGGTGATGTCGTATAAATCATCCTGTCGCCAGCAGTAGTCAGTCCAGAAATAGATTGTAGAGCTGCATCATACAACTGATATCTCTGCCAAATAGCAGCAGTAGGTGTAGAATCCACACAGAGATAAATAATATCTCCTGTCACATCTACCCAAATAGATCCTTCTACATAACCATCATTGGCATCATCAGTCGCGGTAGGAGCAGTCGTGGCATTTATTTTATTGATACCACCAGAACCACCATTGACTACTTGAAGAACACCAACGACAGAATTACTCAGATTAATCTTAGGACCTTCACCAACCGTACCATCATGGGTATGACCAGTAGATCCATCGAATGCATTTTGAAGCTGATTGAATTCAGCATTCAGGGGAGAGGCTTCGACAACTTCTCCTGTTTGAATTTCGGCAGCAGATTGCCTAGTATAACCAGCACCCATTATTTTCTTCCTTCAATGTGGAACTCGAATAGAGTACCTTGAATTGTATAACTTGGATTAGTATCCACACTTGAATATTTGATCTGTACGGAGAAACCTGATCCTTCTACATTAGAGATAAGAACAGGGGTTTTACCACCAGAATAAACTGCAGTACCGTAAACCGCAGTACCATATAAAGAGGAACCAGCAGCGACGTCACTTTCAATAGCGTAAGTGTCAGGATTGAGTTTAATAGGATCTTCCCAATCGTAGACCAATCGAGCGTTGATGGCCATGAAACCTTCAGGGCGTACAAACAAACGAATCTTTTTCATCGTCTTTCGTACACCAGCGTCACCAAAATCGAGAAATGGTGTAGAATAGATAGACTCGATAGGGTTCCCATTAAAATCATTACCTACTTCTTGTCTGAATACGTTACCATCATAGTCACCGTGGATAATATACTCTGTAGCACCAATATACTTAGATGCAGCACAAGAGGCATTGAAACCTTTCAAACGTCCCCATTCCCATACGATTGAACCATCTGGATAGTCTCTAAGGCAGCCTACAACACCAAAAGTATCGATTGCAGTTTTGTCCGGGGATGAGAAGAAGAAACGAGCTTGTGATTTTGACCTAACAAGAACAGAACACAGTTCAGACATATCATTAGAACGAATTTCTTCAAGCAGTAACTGTTGGATTTTCTTGGAAACAACTTCCAACTGAACGTCACCAATTCTGTTAGTACCACTAATTGGTCTAAAACCATCCTGTGACAAGAAGAGAAGATCACCATCAATTTCTTCTACACTATCGGAAGCGAGGCAACCCACATTGGCAGTAACATCATTTAGAACAAAATCCGTACCAGAGACTTCTACCTTTTTGATATTGTTCTGTCCGAATACATATAGAGAGTCACGGAAAGGTTTGATCTGAACAGTATTGAATCCAACTGGCAATTGTCCGGCTCCACTGGCAGCAGTAAAATCATACTCAGCGAGAGGGGCTGAATAAACAACTAGATGACCGGCTGCGAGGAATAGAGTATTCTTGAATACAGACACATAACTAGGATTATTAATTACTTGGTTGCCGCCAGCATTAGCGTAATTAGCACCAGAATGAGCTGCAGTAATCTGAACCCAAGTAGTACCATCATACAACATTCCGGGATTAACACCATCTACGAAACAAATTTTCTGTGTTCCATTGAAGTTGAATTCTACAAACCTAATTCTAGTTACACCGACAGAAGATTTAGTGAATAATGTTGGAAGTTTAGTCCAACCTGTACCGTTGAGGATATAGAAGTCGTATGTGTTTCCGGCAGTCTGTTTGCGAGCAACTAGGATATCTTCCCCAAAGAATGCTACAGTAAGAATACGACCTTCAGCACCAGCTGCATCAACTTCAGTATCAACAGATGCGAGAGGTGCAAATCCAGAAAGTCGTCTGTATCCACCAAAGAGAGATGCTTCGAAGTTTTGTAGTTCAATTGCAGAACCGGGTTCGTTGTCAGAAAGTTGAATGTGGTTGACGTTAGAATTCAGGCCACCAATAGAAACAACTTTATGACCCTGAATGTCTTCCATCATAGATGATAAGCTCCTGTTTCACCGTAGAATGGACCACCACCAAGATTGGTCCTACCATCATAAACATAAGGAGGAGCCGTCTTAACCAGTTGGTCATACATATTACCAATACCTTCTTTGAATTTACTCTCAGCAATTTGTTCGCCTTGAGGGTTTTCTCTGAAGAGGTTCATGTGGTATAGGGCACCCCAAGTAATGACATTATCGAAATTAGTAGGAATATCTGTAGTATCACTAAAGTTTGTCAAAACATTTGCGTTTTTAAAATACGTGTACTCAACAGTATATGCTTTATCTGGGGAAGGAGTAACTCCAAATCCACCTGCAGGGTTCTTAAAAGCATACACAGGAGGTTGCCTACCAGTGGGACTAGCAGCAGCATCCAAATCTCGGAAGTACTTATAAAATTCGTCTATATCAATTTCAGGGAGGGTCTTAGATGCAATATCCAGAGCATCATCTCTAGAAATCCTAAAGGACTGCCAATCCACTGATTTGAAATCTGATGGCCATAAGTAGAATGTAGTACCAATTGTTAGTACCTGTGTACCAATCATGCAGTGATAGGGCCATTCCCACCGCTGTTGGTTAATTTCATTGATTGCATCGACTACGGAGTCTTTTACGACCGCTTGCATACCTTTAGCGGAAGCAAAGGAAGTCTCTGTTAACTCGACCTCATTGATTTTCCGGATGACTCTATTAGTCAGACTTAAGAAAGTACTTCCCATTGCGACTCCAATTTAGTGTTGTGAAAAACCACCGTTAAAAGCATAAACTACTAAGTATCCAATTGCACTCGCACCGGCAGTATATGTAAACCACCTTAAAGTATCGTTTAGTTTCTCTAAACCTTTTTCGATGCTAGTAAGTCTTTTATCCAAGTAAGTTCTGTCAGTTTCTTCTTTAGCGCGAGCAATATCAAGAGAAATCCTCCATTGTTCTAAAACGCTAACTCTGGTATTAATATCATTTTCCATTCGTCAACCCCTTTCAGAAAGGATTGGGGGCACCACAAGGGCACCCCCATTTCACATTAGGACTTGGGCTGAGCGATAACGCCGCGAGAGTCAGTAGTCGTATCTGCTACAAGAACAGCAACGAGGATCTTACCACCCGTCAGCGTGCCCGTGAGAGATGCGAGAAGGATATCGACAGTATCACCACCAGTCGTGGAAATAATCGTCGGAGTCGTTGCACCAGGAGTGGAGTAACCACCTACAGAAGCAGCGAAAGCATCCCATGCGTTAGCATAAGCCGTTGCGTTAACACCGGTAACACCAACACTCACAGTGAGGACAGAGACAGTACCTGTAAGGGCAGCAGTTTTCTGGGCCCAACCACCAAGCAGTACCGAGCCAGCCGGAACACGGAGAGTTTCGATAATGTCAGAAGCTGCAAGAGCAGAACCCTTGGCAGTAGCAGCAGCGGCAAGGTCGATTTCCTTCCAAATGACGCTGGCGTTCTTGGTATTATCCATATGACGCGGAAGAGTACCAACCGGACCAAGAGGATTGGAGAGGGTCGTAATAGTAGCCATTTATAATTCTCCTTAAATAAGATTAGTTGGCTTTGTTGTAGATTGCACGGACAAGACCCGTCGGACGAAGGATCTTACGACCATACATGTGCATACCACGAACAATGTCGGAGAAGCCGAACGGAGAACGGAAGGATTCCGTCTTGTTGATCTGTTCAGCAGTGGCTACTGCGGAGTCGTGACCAGCGATAATAACACCGTAGTCAGTGGACGAACCGTTGTTGTCAAGAACAGCAGGACCGTTACCAATGAACGGAGTGTTGTTAGACGTGTACCACTTGAAGCCATAGACCGTGTTGGCCGAGAGCTTACCATTCGAGAGCTGTTCCGAGTCCTGATAGAACTGGTTCATGAACTTCGAATTTTCATCCATGATGATTTCGAGGAAGACCGGATCAACAACGAGCCAGCGACCTTCCTTCGGAACGTTCTGCTGATCGAGCAGACGGTTCATACGGTTGACAAGGGCAAGCGGAGTTGCATCGAAAGTACCAGAAGTACCAACGGCAACAGATTCCGAAGAGGAACCACCCGAGACGAAGTTCGCACGAGTAAGCTTGTGGATAGCGAGCAGTTCATCTACGTCTGCAGTAGCTTCGGACTTAGTACCGACAGCAGTCGTACGAGCCGTCCAAGGACCACCGAGAACAGTCTGTTCATAACCCGACAGGTAGCCCAAGATGTCAGCATCGTAGGTCTGTGCGAGGTTGTAAGCAGCACGATCAGTAGCAAGGTCCATCCAGTTTACGTGAGACTGCTTCTTTTCGATGTCATCGACCTGAAACTGGAATGCGTTTGCACGGTCAACGATCAGAGAAAAGTCCTGGTCTTCGAGGTCCTGCGACGTGAGCTGAGCGCCACGGGCATACTTCGAGATCTGGATTTCGGGTTCCTTGATGATCTGAACAGTATCACCATAGTTAGAAATTTCGCCGAAGTAGTCAGAGTTAGTAATGTCCTGAACAACAGAGCTCTTACGGAACTGCTTCTGAACCTTCTGCGAGTAGATTACCGGGCTAAATTTACCATTAGGAAGGTTGCTGTAGCCGGTTGCGGATTGAAATGCCATAATATAATCTCCATTAGATTAAAATAATTAACGTGTTAAAGTTAAATAGCTAATCCAAAGAGGGGCCATTCATCATAGGTATTCTTAAATAAAGAGGCTAATTTGAAATGGGTAGTCTTCTTTTGTTTTATCTATGTTAGTAAAACCTTGAGATTAACGGGCACCACCCGAAAGATCAAAAAGGATTTTACCCCGTCGCTGGGCATCCATGATAGCATCTTCATTTCGTTCGAAGGTTTTGCTATCCATTTTCTGGATCTGCGACTCGGTGAATTCGTAGTCACCGGCATCTGCATCAGGCTCTTCAACAACAGTACGCTTAACCACCTTGGCTGCGTTACTATAGAAATCTTCATCATCGACCTTCGACTTTGTTGACTTCTTGTTTTCTGCCTTGTACTTAGAAATAACAAGAGAAGCTTCGTCCACATCAAGTCCGTTCATCTTGTTCTGGTATTTCTCAGGCTGTTGCGACAACCACTGTCTGAAATCCGAGTCTTTCGCGAGGAGACTGTCCAGATCGGGGTGTAGCTTTTCTAGACGAATGAATGCTTCTTGTGCATCCAATTCTTTCTGTCTAAGTTCAACCTGAGCAAATTTTTCTTCAGTCCGGGATGTAGCTTCGCGAATACGTTTCTGAACGAGGCTCTCTAGGATACCTGCAAATTCAGGATATTCACGTGCCCACGCTTCTACATCTTCATCAGACTTAGGAGCCTTTAGTTGGCCCCGGAGAGCCTTATCCAATTTAGCTTCGAGGTCATTGATCCTACCGGAATTATCCTTCTGTAGGTTATCAGTATAACGACGAAGATCTCCGTACCTTTTCTTCCAGATTTCTTCTGCAGTAGAGGTAGCTGGCTCTGCCATAAGCTTCTCTTCCTGTTCGATTACTTCCTGATCAGCCATTTCAGCTTCAATACGGGGATTACGATATTTTGTCATAGTTTCTCCTTCGGGGCCACAAGTAGTCCTATCATTAGGGGTTGGGGTAGCCATTTGTGTTGATATTAGTAAGAACGACCGCCACTAAATGAGTTAGAAGCTTTATCATCCTTGTCTTTTCCTGAATTCATAGAAGTACCAGTCATACTAGAACCAGTATTGCTACTTCCACCGGAACCACTTCCAGAACCACCACTAAATCCTCTAGATGCACTCGACGTCTCGCGTGTTTCAGAAGGAGTACTTGTGGTTGCAGGAGTATTGGCCTTCGTCTGAGGTTCGCTAAATCTGTTAGCATTTACTTCAGAGACCATTCCGGACATATGAGGTGCATAAGATGCAGAGGTATTAAATACAGTATGTGGAGAGACCATTGTGGAAGTATTAGCCTCTGGTTTACTGTACTCAGAAAGGAAGCCAAACGTATGTGGTCCGATAGTTTCCT